CATCCGGTCGCAATCGTCCCGCCGCCGCCAGCCGACGTGCCGGATTGATACGGGTAATATGGATACGGATACACCGGCCCGCAGCATTCGGGGCACTCGTTGAGATCTTCCCAGCCGTCGGGTGACAACATGCCGCGCCTTAGTAAGTCCCCGTGTAGCCGTTCGCCACTTGCACTTCAACGCTCATCACAACCGTCTGGCCGCTGTTATTCACCGGCGTGATTGTCCATTGATCGCCGCCCGGCACCCATCGCGTGAAGATGTCCGCGCCGTTGGTCACGACGTCCGATGCGTCATGGCTCACGCGAAAACCGGCCGTCCGGTCAATCGTGATCGTTGCGCTATTGAGGTCCGTAATCTGCACAAATTCGCAACGCGCGCCGGACAATTGCAAACACACTTGCTGACCGGCAGCGAATCCCGTCCCGCTCGCCAGCACGACCGTTGTCGCACCGGCCGCCCCGCCGCTCGATACGGTCGTCGCGTTGACAGCGACAGTCGAGGAGATGCAATCGTACGAATTGTCGGGATGGATAATCGTATCGTCATCCGTCCGCCGGATCGAGACATACGCGGACCGGGTCAGTGCGGTCGCCGCGTTACGTCCGATCCGCACCAGCACCCACGCGCCTTCCTTGCCCCGCAGGTCGAGCGCAACCGCCGTGCCCGGAGTCGCGGAGGTCGAATACGACGTCGGGGAAATCGCGGTCGAAAAAGTCTGTGCGGTCGGGACCGTTGTTACCGTAGGCATGGTTATTCATTCTCCTTTCGTGCGGCTTCGACATCCGCCGCCGTGCAACCGGACCAAAGCGGCTTGCGATTGTCGGCCAGCAACAGCATTTCTTTTTTGTGGACAACGGTCATGATGCCAGCGGCAATCAGGCCGTCGAGCATCGCGACTACTTCGGGCAGTTGCAGGTCAACCGTTTCAAGCGCAAAAATCGCTTGCACGGTTTTCAGTAAGCCCTTGAACCGCAATTTGTCCTGAATCGTCCCGCCGGTCAGGTCCGCGACGGGCAGCGAATCAAGGGCCTGCACCATGCCGAGAATCTGCTTCCGGGCCACATAGGCAATCAGTTCGGCTGTCGGCACGAGACCGGGCTGAGTCTTCGCCGCAAGGGCATTCGCGCAATCCCAATCACGATCCTCGTCGAATGCAACGCGGGCGGCGTGGTCGGGCGGCAGGGCAAGTATGAAATCGCGGAGTGACAAGTTATCTCCAGTTTAGGGGTGAATCAGGGACGCGATAGCCGATGCGGGAAAGTTGGTAGTCGAGTGCAACTTCCATGGGGGAAAGAGCGCGATTCCAAATCGATACTTCATCAATGCGGCCGTTGAAAGGGGCGGCTAAATCATGAGTTTGCCCGAAACGTACCGGTTCAAGGCTGAGCGGTATCCCGGAAACCGTCGCAGTCGCAGAGACACTACCACCGTCCCCAAAAATTGTTTTTGTTGTCCCTCTTCGAGTCATGGTAATTCGGTGCCAAGCGAAATTTGAAAGTGTCACGTAGGTAAACGGAGCATTAACAATACCGCCGCCCCAGCTTGTCCCTGTGCCCGTTGCTCCATCGGAACCAAGCCAGAACCCGGTAGCAAAATTTTTATCCACAATTCGGCCAAAATTCCCCAAACCCGGCGAAGTGGCTGAGAAAAAAGTCGCTGACACCGTGAAATCGTTCAATGCGGTAGTAAAAGGAGTGAGGACATAGTCATTCACACCATCAAACGCCAGACTTGAAAACCCACCGTTAGGCTGCCATCCGCTTGTCGTCGATGGGACCATGTTGATCAACGTCCCATGATTCCGCCCCGCCAAGTCTAACAGTCGCGACCCGCCACCGCCAACGCCCGGCGGCGTGAGCCACCAAGCGACCCGTCCACGGTTCAGCGGATGCGCCCAATTCACGGCATTTGTGGGATCGACGTAGTTGTAGCGGCGCTGCAAAGAATAGGACAATAACGCGGGCGAAATAGATTCGACGCCCAACCGCTGCCCGCTCAAAGGCAGCGTCAGACCTTGCAAACCCGCACTCAGTCCGCTCAGTGCCATGGTCGCCTTAGCTGATGGTGACAAGCTGGCCGGGGATGTCGAAACTGACCTGCTGCGCCGCCGTGTCGGAAATTAGATAGACATCGCCGATGTACTCGAAATCGGCGGGCGACAATTCCGCGACGCCGTTGATGTAGAACCCCGTCGATGTCGTCACGCCCACCGGACCGTAGTAGCACTTCCCGCTCGTCGGCACGCTGAACTTGATCCCGTGTTTGATCGGCGTGGTCGCGGCGGCGGCGTTCGCGGTCAACTGCACGGCCGCCGTGCCGACTGTTTTCTGACCGATTGTGCCCTTGATTGCCATGCAAAGCCCCGCGTGTGATGGCCGGTCCCGGCCTTGCCTTCGTTCTTGCCTTGGCCCGTCCGGACGATCCTAGATGCAGTTTGCGGCACACTGCGCGAGCGTTTGATACGGTCCGCTGTTGTAGCCCTCGGGCGGCGTCGTTGACTGCACGCAATCGCCAGCCACGCACCAGTACAACGTCTCCCGTTTGCCCGTCTCGTTCGGATCGTACTCGAAGACGGTCGCCGCAATGCCGTTCGCCTGTATAAGCCACCATTCCGTTTTCTTTTGCAACGTCCCGCCGTCGCACCGAAAATCATTGATCGGCACAACGATGCCATCGAGGATTACCGTGCCGTAGCTGAACGGATATTCGAACGCGCCACCGACGCCGCCCGATCCTGGCACGATGTAATACTGCGAATCCGCTTGATCGACGGGCCGGACGTAGACGATGCTCCCCGGCGCGAGGCCTGTATTCCCGTTTGGCTCAATCGCTGGCGTTCGTGTCGGTGTTCCGCCAGACGCTTCAAGGCTATCCTTGCTCCATTGCGTGACGGAGATTTTCCCCGCGAGATCGGCGGAAACGTAGACGCGATTCCACCCGTAGGCGGCCCCGATCCGTTCGCCGGTCAACCGCGCGAGATACGTCTCGGGCTTGAGGTCGGCAATCGACGCGCCCAGCGGACCGGGCCAGAATGCGTTAATGCCCGTGCCCGTGGACCGGTCGAGGGCGGCGGTCGCGTCCGTCGCTCTCGTCAATCCCGATCGGTTAAATGCGGGCCGTACGTTCATGCTTAGATCGTCGCGTCCGGTTTGTCGGGCGTCTGTTCCTGCAATCTCTGCGCGCGTTCGGCCAACGCTTTCAGCGCTTCCATCGCCTGCACGGCATCTTTCGGCCGGCTCGTCACGACATCGGGCGGGCCGATGATGGTTTTCTTTTTCGGCTTGAAGTCAATCGGTTTTGTGATAAGGTCCGCGTCAATCAGCAAATGAACCCAGATAATTGTCCACGGTTCATCAAGCCTTCCACGGCATGTATGGTAACTGACGAGCGTAACCTTTGCGTCCTTCGGATCGATAATGTTTTCGCCGTAAAGGATCGGTTCCGGCAGCGTGAATTTGTCGTTCGACCATTCGCTGCGATAATTTGTCGAATAGCCCGGCTTGAGAACGGGGACTGTGATTTCGATTTCGTCGGCCATGCTTGTTTTTGCCTTGTTTTTCGTGGCAATAACAGGGATGCCGACGACAACGCATAACGGGGTGTCATTCGAGGTTGGTTCCGAGCCGATGCCGTCGCGGGAAATAGGCGCACGCGAAACGACAGGCCGAGCCAAATTGCACTACACCACGACAACATCGTTTTACGAGGACGAATGCAATACGTTTGAGAAAGCGATACTTGGTTATTCGACGATTGATACGGTCAATTCAGGCAGATTGAAACGATACTATCCCCTTCGCTGGCCATATCGTAATCAGGGATCACTTGACGCCTTGTCGTTATCGCTCCCGTCGTTGGGCAAAGTCGCAAAGGAAAATGTCGTTTCGCAATCGACCGACGGGCCGGTCGTCAACATGGCCGGATACTCTTATTGGCCGTCCGCTCCTCGATACCATTATGACTGCCAGTTCGGTAGTTTGCCATACACTCGGTTTGATACCGATGCGGAAGCGTATACGGGACCGACTCCGCCAAGAGAACTAGGTCGATTTATTCGCGTTTACGAGCAGGCCGTGCCGCGAGAATTCCGCACGCCTGACTACGGGTTTGTACGAGCCGACAAGCCCGATCAAGAAGTCCTGAAGGTTGGCTTCGTGCCGTTCATTCAGGCCGAAGTGATCTACACTTGGTATCAGGTGCCGTATCCAAACGGCATCCCGTGGCAGACAATTGAAGACACCTACTTAAAGGTCAACGACGACAATTTCGACGGCGACGAAAACGCCGAAGGATACCTAGAAGGCACGTTGCTGTTTACGAAAACGGGACCGCTTGATAACTGGTATTTTGGGCCGGGCGGGTTGAAGTATGTCGATGTCATTTACTATTTCACTTACAACCCGATCGGCTGGAACAACTACAAATTGGCTGATAATAAAATCGTTCAGTTGTACAGAAAAAATGCTAAAGACAATAACGGGAACCCTATACCGCCCTACCAGCCCGCGCCGTTCCCCGACTTGTTTGATTGGAGCAACGGGTAACATCCCGTCGGCATCCGCCCGCGATGCCGACGCACCCGCCGCGTCACTTGTTCAGCTTGCCGACTTCCTGTTTCAGTTCGTCCAGCTTATCGACGATCGGCTTATTGGCTTCGGCCGCCTGCGTGCGGATCAGCGTTTCCGCGAGGTCGTAATAGGTTGACCCAGCCTCGGCAAACCCGACGCCCTCGGTGAGCATAAGTTTGCGGGATTCACTTGCCGCCTTAGCACCAGACCCGGCACCTAGTCCAGCCGCAGCCGATGAGCCAAAACCAGATTCTTCCTTGTTAATTTTTTTCATCGCATTGATATTTTCCTTTAACTGCATCGCTTCGGCGTAATACTGTTTCGACAACCGCTCTCGATCTTCTGGCGAGGCAGCCTCTACTTTTGCCTTTGATTCTGTAATCATTTTTGCGGATGCGGCTATGTTTTTTTCGATGTAAGCCTGACGCTGTTCAGCAGACATCCCGCGCATAGATTGATTGCGTTTCATCATTTCTTCGCTGGCACCGCCCTGCATAATGTCTTGGTATCGGTATCGCTCCGTGTCCAGCATATCAGGCGCGTTATAGCCAGCGATTGCCCCAAGCCCGCCGCCTATAGCGGTGCCGTAAGGGCCAAACACGCTTCCGATTTTTGCTCCTATCGCTCCGCCAGCAATTGCACCGCCGCCACGCATAATCTGATTCTGTCGCTCTTCGCCTCCCGCTTGAATAAATTTCCTGATGGAACGGGTCGCGTTTGTCAACCCGTCCATAAATGGCTTGAATGCTGCTGCCAATTCAAGAGACAATCTTCGCATCTCCAACGCGAACCGCTCGCCTTCGACGGTCCCCGAATAGCCTGACGCCGCAAGGCCTGCCACCGTGCCCGCGGCACCCATTGCCACGCCGCCCGCCATTCGACCGGCCCCGCTAATCGCTTCCCGATTTTGACCGTAGAAATACGCGGCCGCGCCGCCGTACCTGCCGTACTTAACCTGGGCCTCCATCAACTTCGTTTGCCGAATCAGTCGGTCATGCGTCGCGGCGAGTTTCTTCGCCTCACGTTCCGCCTTGACCGTTTCGACAATCCGCTTCCGCATGTCGCCGGTGCCGATTTCCCGCTCAAGATATCGGTTTTGAAATCCCAATTCATACCGCTGCTGTTTCGCCACGTCGCCCTGTTCGCCAATCTGCGTATATCGCGCTGAACGAGCCATCGCCTTTTGCAGGTCGGGAATCTGCCGATAGCTTGTCCCGCTATAGGCCGCGAGGGCACTCACGTCCATGCCACCGGCTTGCTTAGCCGCTTTTGCAAGCGCGGCCATGTTCATCCCGCCGCCGGCCGTTACCAAGCCGTGCGATTTGCCCATCGCGTCTAGTTGTCTGCGGAGCTTTTCAACCTGTGTAGAGGCCGCGAGGGCACTCACGTCCATGCCACCGGCTTGCTTAGCCGCCCTCGCAATCGCGGCCATGTTCATCCCGCCGCCGGCCGTTGCCGAGCCGAGCGATTTATTCATCGCGTCCAGTTGCTTGCGTAGCTTTTCAACTTGCGCTGTTGCGTCCTTCGTGCCGGTCGACATCCGTCTTAAAAACGAATCAAGATAAACATTCCCGCTTAAAGTATCCGGTTTATTAATTTCATCTTTCAATTCCTTAAACTTCTTCAAGGCATCGGTGATGTCGAGCGTGATGCTTGTCGAAATTCCGCCGATCGGGTCTGCCATGGCTATTGTCCCTTTGCGATGACGGCCGTGAGTTCCGGCGCAATGACCGGCAGCAAACCTTTCGCGCCGCGCTTTTCGTTATGACTGCACGCGGCGGCCGCGATGCTTTCCACACTGCCGTCGATACGTTTTTGCCCGTCGTCACGGCCGCCGTAGGCCAACTGACAATAGAAGACAACCTGATTCGGCGTCATCGTCATGATGTCGATGACTTCGCGCGTCTTCTTGTAATGCGATTGCAATTTGAGCGGCGCGAGGTCAAGCCCCGCGATATCAACTGAGATTTTCAACGGATCGTTATCCGGCCACGGGTTGAACCGTGTCCGTTTCGCTTTTGTGGGCCGTGCGCCCCGATATGATTTGATCGATCATCATCCGCGCGACAGTCACGTTCACCAAATTCACGGCCGCGCCAACAATGTCCCGCGTCAGTTCAGGATTCAACTTTTTCGCGCGGTGATACAGTTCGCAACGCACGCCGTCCACGTCGAAGCGATATTGCAGTACGTCGTATTCTTCCGCAGGCGATACGACACGCGCCGCCAGTTCCGACACGACTTGCCGATCCGCCCACGACGCGGGCGAGACGGCGCCAAATTCGCGTATCATCGCCTTTACGCGGTCGTTGCGCTTCTTTTCAACAAGCGCTTGCAGTTCCGCATACAACGCGCATTCTTCCGCGACGTTGAGCGGCGCGATGTTGAACGTGACCTGTTGCGGCTTGCCTTCGGGCGTCACCGTGTCAATGATGACGCTGCCGTAAAAACCATGCGCTTCGCTTGCGTTCATGCGTCCTTCGATGAAATGGGAACCGTCAATTAGGTATTCGCCGGAACACTTGCCGCCGCGATACCGGCAGAGTAAATGCCGCCCTCGAACGTCAGCGTAAACTTGCGGTGACTGTCGCCCGACTCCGGCAACGTCTTCGGAGCGCCGGTCAGAATGCAATTTGCGAGTTTGTCGTAGGTCGTCGCTCCGCTGGACCGTTTGACGTAAACATCAAAGCGGTTGCCCATGGCGATGATGCTTTCCAAAGCCGTCACGTCTTCGGCCACGGTGCAAGTGTACGATCCGCGATACTTGTTCGTGATCTTGTTAATCCACGCCGAATCGGAAGCGGCATAGTCGCTGACGGCAACGTCGTTGGCCCAATCGCCCTGCTCAACGTTCACGCGAAACGCGCCGCTCGTCGCGCCGGGAGTGGCAACGACGATAAACGATTGATCGCCCGGGAGAATACTTGTCAAACTGACCGGATAAGGCATCGCACACACCTCTTGCGTTGTGTGTTATTGCCTTACTTTTCACGCTCTCGATTCGATCATTTTCACGGTCCACGATTGCGTGATTGGGACCATATCCGTGCCGTTGCGCATCTTCGTGTCGACCTGCTGATTGATCGTAGTCGGGACGATCATATTCACCGCGCTGCCGGTCGGGTTGGAGACCGCACCCGGCTTGAAATCGAATAGTGCCGCAAGTGCGGCCTGAATCGCCGCTTGTGCCGTTGCCGATGCGGCGGCGTAGACCTGGATCGTCAGCGTGTAGAGGCGATAGTATCCGCCCGCGTAAGGTGTCGTGCTGACGGGATCGAATCGCACAATGCCATACGCGCCCAACGCGGGCGAGGCCTGCTCGTGCCGACCCTGACGCCAGCCGCCCGGCACAAGAGCCGCCACGGTCGCATCGTTTTTCAATGCCGTAATGAACGACGTGTAAATTGCGTCAAGGTTCGTCACGGGATCAACTCCAAGTCGTATTCGTTCAGGACCGCGACGGATTGCGCGGGCCGATACGCGACAATCGTATAGCGTCGGCTCGTCGCCACTTCAAACACGACGGACTGAGCACTCGTCGTGGGATAAGCGGACGTGTAGATCGTCGCGTTGCGGACCATCGTCCGGCAGCCGAGCGTATCGTCGGCCTGCGTCTGCGTCTGCTGAACCCATGCCGTGACCGTCGAAATGTCCGTCCACGATGACACGACACGCTGCCCCGCATTGCTGATTGACACAACGGGATTCTGGAATTTGACGCTGATGCCCGTCGCCCCGATGATCGTCGGCAGGACGCACCCTAGCTTCCAAGCCCGCAACGCCCCGACGTCGGACACCTGCTCGATCGTCCATGTCTGCGCAGTCTGCGGGACGGAAGTGTTATCGGTGATAGTGTCGCCCGGCAGCGGCCGCTCAAGCGCCGTGTCGATAGCCGCATTGACTCGCGGCATGTAAATATCGCAAGTCTGAATCGCGTAGACCGCGCTTCCGCTCGACTGCGGCAGCGTGACGAAATTCCGGTGCCAACAATTTGCGATCTCAATTTCCTGACCATGCACGGGCGGCGGGCCGGCCGAGGTTCGGCGGCGGAATGACATCGTGCGCCGGTCCGGCACATTCTGCCAATACGATCCGAGCCGGTTGGCGTCTGCGGTAATTGGCATGATTTATTCTATCCCCGCTTTCCCGGCTTGATCGAAATACAGCTGGAACTGTCGGACCATTTCATCGGTGGCAATGTTCTTGAAAAACCACGGGTGATCCCTAAATTCCAGCGCGCCCATGTAAATAACATTGTTGCCGACGTAAAGGATGACCTGATTATTCGCGTCGTTACGCTCAACGACAAACGTCGTGCCGGATCGGCCCGCGCCGGTGATCTTTCGCGGCGGTGCCCCCGGCGTGGCCTTTGTCGCGGCGCGTGGCGGTCGGCTGCCCGGCACAATCTCGGCTGGCACGCTCAATACCTTCTTGAGATCGGCGACAACTTCCGCACCGACGCGGGCGGCCGCGTATTCCGCACGCCGCATGATTTCCGCCTTGAATTGATCCTGCGTCATCGCAGCACCCATGTCGTGCCAATCACCGCAGCGCGATAATTATCAAGAATCTGTCGGGCCGATCCGAGGACCGGAATGCCGCCCCGCATCTGGTCAAGGACCGTCTGAGTGGTCAATCCGTCCGACACGTCGATATAACTGACCGACGTACTCATCTGGCCGCCTGTGTTGTTGAGTTTGCTCATCTGCACGGCAATCTGAGCGACGGCCGTAATCACTTCGGGCGGCAGCGTGCCTGCCGTATATCCGGCCGTATAGGTCGCCTTGATCTGGCCGGGTATCTGCCCCCATGACGCGGGAATGTAGTTCGCGGTCAAGCCTCGACCGTAGTAAGCTGACGCGACGGGAAACGGATACCCGCGCGAGTACCAATCCGTGCCCCGCGTGCTGAGCGTGAGCGTTAGAACGCCCTTGGCGTAGTCGCATAGGAAATCGGTGCCAAGCGTCAGAATCGTGCTTGCACCAAACGTGCCTGGCACTTGCCCGTATCCGCCGGAGGTGTCGCGACGGACTTCCGTCAGCGTTGTCACGGGCCGACGTTTAAGATTGAGATAGACCGATTGCGAACCGTCGTAATACTCTACCGCCGAGGCGCTGTCCATCGACCAGCCGACGTATTGATCGGCCACACTGCACGCCTGCGGTAGCAAAGCGTTTTTCAACGTCCCACTGAAATCCGAAAACGTGCTAGACACGTTGGAGAGGTCCGTCGTGGTGATAATCGCAGACAGGCCCATGTCACACCCCCGTACAACAAAAAAACCGGCCGGAATACCGGACCGGCTTGGCCAAACTGTTTTGCGCGTCCCTTAGTAGGACTTCTTGCCGCTGTGGAGCGTGATTGCGATACCGGCCGAGATCGTCCCGCCGCTCAGGTCCACTTCCGCCCGGACGTATTGCTTGGTCCGCTCGAACGCCGCGCTGACTTGCAACGTATTGTCGCTTGTGCCGGTGAAGGTCACGGCGGTCGAACCGGCAATCGCGGTAAAGGTCGTGTTGTCGCTCGATTCCGTGAAGGCAATCGAACCGCTGGTGGCGTTGTTGATGGCTCCGAGCGACACGACGCCGCTGACAAGGCCCGACCCGGCTCCGAAATCGACGCCCGTACCGAGTTGATCGGCGGTGTAAACGGCCGGGACGATAGTCACGCCGCTTACGCCATTGTTTTGCAGGTCGTCATAACGATTCTGTGGCATGGTTCCTCAGTGGGTTTGATTTTGTGCGTGTTCAACCAAAACACGGCCCCATGACCGGGGCCGTGCATCCGTCACGATTAGGAGGCGAGCAGGTCGTCGCAGAGCGTGAAGCTGTTCGGCGTTCGCGGACCGGCGTCGATGAACTGCAGCGACCGCAGGCGGACAACGCCATTCGCGAAGTCCGTTTGGCCGAACGGATTCATGGTCAGTTCCATGACGCCGTAGCGGGCAATCATCCAGTCGGGCATATGGCCGAGCAGGACATAGTTCAGGTTCGAGGCGCTGCCCTTTACCCGGTTCGCGCTGCACTGACGGCTCACGATGACTTCGTAGCCGTTGAGGGACTTCTTGAATTCGTCGTTGCCCCGGCTCATCGTGTTGAACACAAGCAACCCGGCGCTATCGTTGGCCGTCACGGCGTCCGCCCGTCGGTTCGCAATCGCGGCGAACAGGTTCGGGCGCATGATGAACTTCAACTCCTTGTCGTTCACGGCGTCGGGCATCGTGCCCCACATCCCGAGAACGTCTTCCGGCTGGAACGTGTCGCCATTCCCGCCGACCGTCTTCGCAATATGGATGTTGATGTTCAAGTAAGTGTTGCTGTCGCCAACGTAGTTCAGCAGGCCCTTGATCGAAGTTGTCGAGCCCGGATCTTCGAGCATGGCTTGATCGGCCCGGAGGGCGCCGACGGCAGCCATGTCGCGACGGGCCAACGCTTCGAGCGACGGGTTGCTGAAATTCATCCCTTCGACCGTCAGGCTGGTAATCACGGCCAATTTCTTGGCCCGCAGTTCCAGTTGGCCGGTCGTCAGTTCGCTCGGCGTGATGGGCTGACCTTCACCGACAAAGTAAGCGGTGGCGGGACCGGTCTGACGCGGAACGCTGACCGCGCCGTTCTGGCCGAACGTCATTTCAGTTGCACCGGCGCGGGCGAAAACTTCCCGGTTCCGCTGCAGCTCGATGACGTCGGAGAGCAGCGTCGGAGGCGGGATAAACGTACCGCCCGAAGTCGCGGGGAACGTGCCAAGCGACTTCTTGCGGAGCCATTCGGCCTCGTCCGGGTCGGATTTCTCAACGCTGGCGTGCAACTTTTGGCCCAGTTCCTTGAGGAACGAGCGGCCGTTGCCGTCATCGCGGACATGTTCGCCGTGGTACATCGGGTTGGCCGACGCCACGACGAGCATGGAATTCCGCTTTTCCATCACGTTGCCGTAGAACGATTTCAGCTTGTTGCTGACTTCGACTTCTTCCTTGCACTCTTCCGAGCCGATGGCGCGGTCGCAGAACGCGGCGGCACGCAGGAACGAATAGCCCTGCGAATCCCTGCACACCGGGCCGGTCGTGACGTGCGGCTGGCCGGCGAGCAGCGACGGGTTGATTCCCTTGTAGTTCGGGTTGCCCTTCGCCTCATCCTTGGCCTTGTCGCCGAACGACTTGGCCCGGTAGGTCTCGGCGGACTCGGCTCGTTCATCACGAACCGCAGCCACCTTGTCCTTCAACTTGTCGATGCGGTCCTTGATGGACATTCCGCACTCCTTGAGAAAATGGGTCGGGTGTTGTTGCCCTTAGTTGGCGGGGTTTTCCGCCATGGCTTCGAGGGTCTCGGTCAACGCGCCGATGGCCTCTTCATGACCGGAGATGCGGTCGATGACTTCGCTGAGATGTTCGCCGAGGACTTCCTGCGCGATTTCCGCCACGATGGCGCGGAGATTTTCCGGCGTGATGGCCGACGGGTTTTCTTCTTCAATTTCCGTTTCGACTTCGCTCGCCTCTTCCATTTCGCCCGGCTCTTCGATCTCTTCCACTTTTTCAATTTCCTTGCCATTCACTTCGGACGGCTTGCAGGCGTCCATCAGTTGTTTTTCGAGCAGGTCCACGTCGCCTTCCGGGTACATTTCCTTCCAGCGGCCGTACATGGCCTTGAGCTTTTCCGCCACTTCATCGGCGGGCTTTTCCATCTCCTCGGACGGCTTGTGCGATTCTTTTTTCTTCACGACGCTGGCTCCATAACGGACGATTCGGCCGCCTTCGGCGGATGGTGTTAGGTCGTTCTTGCCCGCTTCGGTTTGCGATTTGGCGCGCACCGCCAACGCTTCGGGATTGTCGGGGATGTTGACGAGACTGACTTCGAAGAGTTTTGCGCCGGTCAGGACATCGACCGGCTTGCCGTTGATGTACTTTTTGACGGGTTTATTCGCGGTGAACCCCGGCGAAAAACCGCGCTTGAACCCGAGCTTGTACTGCCGGTATTCGTTGCGCCCGGCTTCGGAACCCATGTCGAAGTAACAGCGCCCGAATAGACCGTTCGCGCGCTTCTCAATCGAATACTGCCCGTCGGGATGTTCCCACTTGCCGACGATCTCGCCTCTCAGGTCGTGCTTGACGAGCGCGATCGGGTTGCGTTCGTGTTCGGACGTGTCCCATTCTTCAACGGGAACGTACTCGTTAGATCGGTCGATGACGGGGGCGGAGATCCATCCCTCGACCCAATTTTCGCCGACGGTGATTTCGTCAACGGCTGCCATGGCCGTTGTTGCCCGATGCCGTTCGGGCGCGGGCAAAAATGGACTATGGGGATTTCAGGCCGCCTTTACGATGGCGTCATCGCATTTGCCAAAGCGGTAGCGGGACGCGAGAAGGTTGACAAGAAAGTGGCTTCGCTTCTGGGCGGAACCCCGGCAAGTTGGCGGGCGTGGTCGGGCGATCCGTATCAGCAGATCATCGAATACCGCAACTGGACGTATACCGCGATCCGCTTTCGTGCGTTGCGCCGTCAGGTGCCGCCGATCGTTGCGCGGTATGTTGACGCGGGCGAGATCGAGGGCGATCGGGCGGAGCGGCGGAAGGCGTTCACGTTCGGCGGCGCGATGCCAAAAAAGCGAAATATCGTTTCGCGGCAAAAGGCAATCGGATCGGGTATCAGTCGGGTCGGTCACGAATTGGAATACCTGCCCACGTCCTCGGCCCCGATGCGATTGTTGCACGATCCGAACGATCCGCAGATTGGCATCGACCTGTGGTATATGTGTTCGGTATTCGAGGACTTGACGGGCCGCGTGCATATCTGGAAAGTGCGGGACGGCGCGGGCCGGGTTGTCGAACTGTGGTATCTGCCCACGCAATGGTGCGATCCGCGACCGGGCGACGGCAAACTGATTAACCAACTGCTCGTTACGATGCCTTCGGGCGGGTCGGTGATCCTTGACGCGGACGATGTGATTACAATCGGCGAGCCGTCGCCGTTTGGGTATCTGGCCTGGCAATCGCCGTTGCAGGCACACGGGTTGACGGTCGACCTGAATAACGCTCTGTTCGTCAGTCGATTCAACGGGCTGATAAACGGATCGCATGTTGGCAGCATGATTAAAGTGCCGTCGTCGATGGCGAATAATCCTGATTCGATGGCGCGCCTCGAGCAATCGCTGTTGAGCCGGACGGTCGGGACGATCAACTACAATCGGCCATTGATTGCGGAAGAGGGCGCGGAGCTTATCAATCTGACTCCGCAGATGGAGCTGGCGTTCAGCCAATCCGCGAACCAGATGAGGGACAATATCTTCGCCGCGTTCGATCTTGATGCGTCGGTCATGGGCTACGCGAATGAGGCCACTTACGCGGCGTCGGTTGTCACGCAGAAAAACGTGTTCAACAAAGTGGTCAAGCCTTATTGGGAACGGCGTAATGCGACGCTGACCGAAAAACTGCTGAAAATGGAATTCGGCCTCGACTTGTGTGCGATCAATGAACACAAGACGGAAGAGACGCCGGACGAAAAGGAACGTCGGCTGCGGTTCATGAAGGAATCGGGCGCGATTTCGGTCAATGAGATCCGGGTCGAATACGAAAAGGAACCGTATGACGATCCGCGATATGACGAACCGATTGGTTTTGCCGAATACGCTCGTCTAGACGCTGGCAATCCGAATGACGCGCCCACGGATGACTACGGGCAGACACCGCCGAGCGATTTTAATGGCGGACAAGATATTCTTACCGTTTACAAAAGTTTTACCGGCGTAATTACCGACGCAATTGGTCGAAAAATTCGTTACGTCAATGGCAAACGTGTCCCCATGGGTGGCGTATCACAAAACGCATCAAGTGCATCGCAAAGCGATTCAGAACTTTCACAGCAAACAAAAGTAGATACGTTCAAAACAAGAAAGCTGGACAATGATGACATCGAGGCACTAAACGAAGCTGGGGTTATAAAAAATCAAATAACGTACGACGAGCTCGAAAGGTCAATTCAGCCGTCTACGCCATCTGATTTGGATGGCGAATACATTTATCTTTGGCACGGAACAAGTTCAACGGCGGCAAGGAAAATAGCCAAAGACGGAACTATTAAAGAAGGCGAACGAGGCCGAAATGCGACTGCCGATGTAAACCACGCTGCCGAATACCCAGAATCTACTGGCGCGGATTGCTTGGTTTTGATAAAAGCCAAAGTCAGCGAAATAGGAATAGACCCAAACGACACAAACAGTAAAATTATTGATGCAGCAAAAAATGATATTAACATAGCCAAAAAAATGAGTTTATTCCCTGAAAGTTACGACATAAAAGACAGAAGCTCTTGTTCGATTGGCAGCAACACAATTGTAGCTATTATTAATATGCGAGATGGTGTTAGGCGAGAAGAAGCATTTTCATTTATAGAAAAAGGAAATTTAATGGATGCAATTTATAGCGGTGCCACGGTGGAATACCTTAACAGAAAAGAAACAAAATAAAATGATGCTTCGGAACTGCTAATGGAACAAAACCGGATGAATAATGCCTATTGACCCCGCCCACGGCCGCGACATTCCGAGCGGGGCATCATTTGCCCGCGTCGTCGGGCGTTTCCTTGCCCGCACCCGTCAGCGATTTTACGACGCCGTTCGCCAAGGCTATACGCCGAAAATCAGCCCGATGGACGCGCAGGAACTCGCGGCCGATCTCGTGCCGTTCTATATGCGAGAATTGGAGCTGGGCGCGCGCTGGTCGATGGTTCAATTGAGCAGGCCGCGCAGTTCGATGATCCGCCTGCCGCGCGGGGTCGCTTCGGCTGAGGGCTTGATCGTCCCGTCTCCCCGTGTTGTCGCAGCACTGACGCGACAACCGGGCGCGCCGCTTCCGATCATGGAACCGCCAACGCCAACGGCGCGGGTGACAACGCCGATTCCTGGCGGTACGGGCGGGAAGTTTGGCGTTGACTTGTCGCGGGCGTTCACGTTGTTACAGCCGACGGTCCGGCCCGCTGCCGAGGCAATGGCCACAAACTTCGTGGGCGAGTTGACCGGTACGACACAGCAGAAGGTCCGCGAGGCGATCCGCGACGGGTTGACGGCGGGCGAGCCGCTGTCGAAGATTCAGGCCCGGCTGATGGGCATCACGGAAGATGTGCCGACGGTGGCGGGGCGTGTCGAGAAGTTGAGCGTGTTTGATCGGGATCGGGCAATTACGGTCGGCTTGACGGAATCGAGCAGGGCACGCCATCGGGGTCAGGCGACATACGCGCAGTCGCTCGGATCGTGGGGCCTTGAATACTTGGCCTCGTCGGACGCGTGTGATCTCTGCCTATCGCTAAACGGCAAGCAAGTGCCGCACGGCGAACCGTTTTACGTTTGGCCGAAGGCACCGGCAGAGTATCGAAATGTTTGGTATCCGCCCAGCCATCCGAATTGCGTCGTCGGAGATACGTTAATTGCAAGTTGCGGCATCCAGTCGGCTATTCGCGGCATCTACAGAGGCGACGTTGTAACACTTTCGTTTGACGATGGACCGGATTTGACCGTTACCCCAAATCACATGCTCTTGACCGATGCCGGGTTTCTCAAAGCGGCGGACATTGTGAAGGGCCGCAATGTAATCCGCACACCGCTCGTCGAATCGCATCGTCTTCCAAACTTTAACGGCCCAAATCACGACCACGCTCCAGCCTTGGCTCGTGATATATTTGACTCGCTTGCTGTATATAGCGGCGTGCTTTCCAGTAAAATGCCAATTGCCCCCGAAGACCTCCACGGCGATGCGGCTTTCTGCGATAGCCAAATCAATGTTATAAATGCCAAGGTTCATCTGCGGGATCGTTTCAATTCCGCGAACTTTGAGCCAATCGGCGACAGCAATTTCATACTTCGAAACATTGCTGGGATTGACGGCTCTTGTCGCGGCGATCTTCAGGCGATGTTCCACGCTTTGCTTTTTGCCACGAACGGCCGCATGGGCATTGAACGCGAGCGCCATGCGGCTTTCCTTGGGCATATTTTGAAATCGCAGAATGTTGGCTTCACTGCCGTTTCTGATTCGCAGGCCGATCTTTTTCATGCAACGGATAATTCTCGGCCTACTGACGCCGATCGACTTCGAGATGCTCAAAACGCTTTGCCCAAGGTCGTAACGACGTCTCAGGTCATCGCAGTCAATAGGCGTTTTCATAACGGTCCCGTTTACGATTTTCAAACTGCCGAAACGATGTACCTTGTCGGTCACGGGATTATATCCTCGAATTGCCGTTGTACCGCGATCGACGTTTTCAGGTGATTTTTCCCGTTTTTCGCACGCAAAAAAATTTCCGGAAATTTTCCCTTTTTTTCTCCCGGACTATTGCCAGCCCCGAATATCTATACTAAGATATTCTACATAACACGAGCAACACGCTCAACCGACGCCCGGCGGAACCGGGCAGGGGAAAATGACAATGAGTCTGCAAATCCTCGGAGTGAATGACGATGTCACGACTTGTGAATGCTGCGGCAAGTCCAATCTTAAATTGACCGTTGTACTTTCCGCTGGCGAGGGCATTCAACATTTCGGCCGCGATTGTGCGGCTAAAGCGATCGCGTTTTCGCGTGGCACACGGCGGAAATCCGCTCATGTTATCGAAGTTGAAGCCAGAAACGCTCAGGCAGGTTATCGACGGACAGCGGGCGGATTTACGCGAATCTAACACGCTGACGCCACGCCCCGGCGACGTGCCGGGGTTTTTCTTTACCCACACCGGAATCCCACAATGACCACCGCACAAAAACAAAAACTTGCCATCGAAATCGTCATGGCCGTTGCGGAGACGATCCGCGAGGCGGGCGAGATCCCGTCCGGCCACCTCTACGCCGGCCTGATGGAAAAAGGCTGCACGATGGCGCAATACGACAACCTGATTCGCACCTTGATCGAGTCCGGCATCGTCCGCAAGTCGGGCCATATGCTCAAATGGGCTATCTGATTCCCCATCCGCCGATAGTCGATTCGACATGCACGGTTACATAGCGCAAGCTGTCGCAATTATGCACTAGGATTCCATTCGCGACGTATTCGCCAGATTCAGTCGTGAGATTGTAAACCGGAGCAATCCGGTTTGTTTTTTTTACGGAAACGACACGAACAAGAGCAAAACTGTTTGACAGCATACCGATTGCATTTGAATTCAGCACCGCAGGACTTGCAATTTCTGGATTCGTCGTCAGCCCCCGAATCTCTTCTTGCTGCTGATTTGCAGTTATTCCCGCAAAACTTGTTTTTACTTGTGTAAAAACACTCGTATTGCTTCCCGCACTTCTGGCATTGGAGCGAAATCTTTTTTCTGTTTTTAACAATTTCTTTTGCGTGCAATGAATGCCAAGCACGCCCTTCAGGCGATCGATGCCACTCCTTAGCTTTTGGCACGCCGTATTTAACAATGATTTCAGCATATAACGCCCTGCGCTCTGGCGACAACGTTTCGGCGTGATGCTTGGCGTGATCTTCTTTTGTAATCGCACGCAAGTTTGCAGGGTGATTATTTTCAGTATCTTCGTCAATATGGTGGACGTGATAGCCTTCGGGTATCGGCCCGTGAAAGTCTCTGTATATTTGCCGATGCAGGTAATCTTTTCCGTGCATTCGCTCGACAATCCCGGCGATGTAGTACTTTCTATCGCTTGTCTGTTTTGCGTTTGGGTATCGCCGGTACTTTGTTCCGTTGTACTCGATGACAACGGCTTTGCCTGATTCGTATTTCTTGAGTTGTAGTTGTTCCATAAAGATATATATCCTACTTCATCAGCGCCACAGATTATATTGCCTAATTTTTTATAGCCTTGTGTCGTCCATATTGGGTGATCGGAAGTCCCTTCAATTGTTTGGCCATTGGCAAGCTCTAAACGATATATCTCCGCTGCCGCGTTGGTCATTGCTGAATCTTTTACCGTTGCCATCCCATGCCGGGAAAGCACGCTATCGCCAATTTGAACCGATTCGATAGGCGTCATTCCGCGTTGCGTATAAACCATTGTGCCAGCGACGAAACAGCCGTGGTTATTTGCATCCTCGGGGCAATCCTTCCGAGGATTCCAAACGTAAGACCGCATTTCCTCAATCGTCGATGTCGGTTTACCCTTGGCCCGTAATTTTGCGTCCGGCGCGTGCGTCAATGCCCCTTGTGTGATATAGAGCCGGGCGCGTCCGTCCTTCTGGATGCGCAAACGTGACTGCACCTGTTGGATGCCCTTCCGCATATCGGCTTTGTCCGCCATCGTGCAATGTAGTCGCGAGTGACGGGTGAATGACGCTGCGTTCGTCGGGTCATGGTCGCACACAATCGCCTGCGGGCGCGGTTCGCGTTTTTCCTCAATCTCTTTCGCCGCCCATGCCGCCACGTCCTCGACGAGGCGTTCCGTCTGATACAATTCGCGATAGAGGTACATCCGCCCGTCGCCGTCCTTCGCCCAAAATTGCAACACCATCGGATCGTTCCATCCCCAGTCGATCGCCCAATATCGCGGCCACGACACGGGCGGGAGCGGCCCCCCGAATACTTCCTGGCAAGCGGCCGGCGTGAGGATATTGGTCTTCGGATCGAACGTGTCGTACACCAATCCTTCGGCGGCGGCCCATAATCCCTCAAGCAACCGCTTCCTCATGAACCCGGTGAGCGTGCCGAGTTGCTTGTCGAGGTATTCGCGCCCGTCCTCCGTCCAATCCTGGCCGTTGTGGAATCGCGGGTTATGTTCGTGCCTCGATTCATGCCCTGATATCAGGCCCGCGTCCATCAGCCGCTTGAGCCAGTGGTGGTCGTAGGTCGGATTGCAGTCGAGGATAATCTGCCGGAACGGCTTGCCCGCGAGACCGCCGTCGATCTTTTTCGCTTTCGTGAACTTGGCCCGTAACGCGCGTTTCAGGGAAAGGTATTCATCCTCTTCCAGTTCGGCCGCTTCCTGCACATACCCGCCATTGAATTCCGTGGAGAATAGCTTTTCGGGCTTGTCCATGCCCGCGCACACGATAACGGACCGGTTCGGCATTTCGTAGTAGTCGCGGGTCTTCCGCATCAGCGGGCGGTTCATCAGGACCGGCGACGTTTCGCCGAACACGTCATTTTCGAGCGTGACCAACGCTGATTCGGCCAGCGATGCCTTGGTTTTCCGAACGATAAACCAACGGGTTCCGGGATAGAGGTAGGCGAGGTGGACTAGTTTGAAAAGGCTGGCAAGTGTCTTGCCCGTACCGGCAGGCCCCCACGCGAGTGAGGCGGGCGAACGGTCGCGGTAATGGTCAAGATTCCCGCCACGGAAAACAGGCGCGGGCAGGATAAGGGGCGCACTCATCCGATGGCGATATGTTTGACTTCGTGGCCGAGATCAACTAGGTCACTCTCCGCCGATTGTTGTCGGGTCGTCGCGTCCTGAACAGCCTTCCGCAATTCGGCAATCTCTTTCTTAAGCAGATAGATTTCGCGCCGGTCCGAGCCGAACGATTCGGGGTAGCACCGTTCGAGCGTCCACGCGTTCGCCTGCCACGTTTTCCTACCGGCAACCTGAATGGCCATTACCATGCGCGCGACGGCGTCCGCCTTGGCTTTTTCTACCGCTGTGTAAAATGAAACGAAATCAGTGCCATTTTTATTTGTTTTGCCCTGTCGTCCCAACGCGAGCCAGTAGAAGACTTGCCGTTCACTGATGCCCGCACGGAGCGCCGCGAATTTCAGCGGCACGCCTACGCCGAGGTCGCGGGTAATGGATTCCCGGACCTTGTCAGTCAGTTTCGGACGTGAACCCTTGCGGGCCATGCTGGTTATTGCCTGCGGTCAATCAGTCGGCATTGTGTGGCTTCGTGACTGCACCAGTCGAGTTTGAGAACGGGTTTAGAACTCATGGCCACAGTTCGGGCATGTCGCTTTTTGTTTTTCGTCTAGCTTGCCTTGATCTTCTGTCCCTGCTGGCTCAAAGTCAGGCGGGTTGATTCCGGTTTCCTTCGCCAACTCATCCAGCATCGCCTGCGCCGCCGCGTTGTCCATATCAAAACTTTTTAGCAGTTCGTCCAACTTCTCCGCATCTTTCCCCGCCATCGCCCCCAACGGGTCATACGTCGCGAGGATCTTATCCGCCTCTTCATCGGTCACGTCAAGCACCAGACACGGCAATTCGGCCTCGCCTGATACTTCCGTGCGGGCGTGGCCGTCGATCAGCATATAGCTGCCGTCTTCGAGTTGTCTCACAAGGCACGCCCCCGCGAACCCAACCTCGGCCAATATGCCTTTTATGGCATTTTGCTGTTCTTTCGAATGCGTCCGCCAATTCTTCGGATTTGGCCGGAGTTGACTGCCCTTGATGCGCTTCAACTCAACAATGCGATCTTTAATCAGCATACGTCCCTCTTATTGCCTTGTTCTGTTATATCCTCAAACAGCCCCGCGTGCCAGCGCCCGCGCATCTTCCAGTGCGTTGTGTGGCACGGCCGAAGTTGTCGCGGTGTCAGGCAGATCGCGGCGCACTTCAAAGGTCATGCGGTCTGGGCCGATGCGGTCGCCTGGCCGGTATTCCAAGAAGTTGCAGAAATGCGCGATGTCGCCGGGCCAGTCACTGACGATGTGCACGCTGTCGAACCCGGCCAGAAAGTGCCCCAAGCTCAGCCGCAGTTCCCCGTCACGCTGCGGTTCTTGGTTCAGATGTGGCATCACATGCTCGCCAACCCACCAGCCCGGGTCATCGCAGTAGCGCACGCCGTACCACTCGCGCCCATCCTCTGCCACAAGCGCCAGCGAAATCAGGGCGCCTCGGTACTCGTTGAATTCGGTGTCAATCCACAGCTTCACGTTTGCATCTTTCGGTTGTTCGCCGGCATTGGTCGGGTGCCGGCTAACCCGTCATTCCACCGGACTGCCTTCGGCAGCCGGTGAATTCATGTTCTGTTATATCCTCGAACAGCCCCGGCCCAGCGTCCTGCGGCACGCTGCCCGTTCGTTTTTTCGCCTCGCCCGTCTTCAATCCGAGCGACTGCCGGATGACGATCATGCGCGCCTTCGCGCATAACGCTTCGATCTCTTTTGTCAATTTCAATTCGCCGTTCGAGTAGTCCGTCAGCGTCTGCATCTCGTCCGGCGTCAGGCAGTGCGCGATCTCCGCGTATTGCTCCCGCGCCTCGATGACTTTCCCCATTCGACTTTCCGCTGCTTCGACCGATTGCCATTTTTCGATGGAACTCTTGCCGTCGCCGTCGCCCGATATTTGTCGGCAGATCGAGCGCCCACCTTTGGCGTTGTCTTGTATCCACCGCAAAGCCGCAAGGGTCACGCATGACGTGAGGTAGGTTATCGGCTTGACTTTGACAAGCCACGAGAAGCGGCGGATAAACCTGGCCGATGCTTCGTCCGCGAAATTGTCCGCGAGTGCGGGGTCGATGTTGCGCGCCGATGCCACTTGCCGGACCTTGATGCGCATCGCGTTGATGATGCCTTCAAGCATTCGGCGCTGCGGGCCGGATAGCGGCCGGACTTGACGGCACGCGGGGCACTTGTCGCTGCGCTTCAATCCCCGATACGCTGGCCTGACGATCCCGCACGGGCAATGGATGACCAATTTCTCGATATCCCGCATGACTCTTTTTATCCTCCAATTTGCCTGCGCCCTTATAACCGATTACAATCGCAAGATGAACGCAAGATTCCTCGACGAATCGGACGCGGTCAAGCGGCATATCGGGATCGTTATCAATGCGGTCTCATGGCTGCGCATCAAAATACCGTGGACAACGGGCATTCATGACGAGTTGATATCCGACGGCATGATGACAATTCTGAAATGCGTCCGCAAAGCCAATCGCGGCGAACATGACGAGACGATTACCAAATTCTCAACCTATCTCACGCGCGCGGTCCAGCAGAATTTGATGCGCCGGGTCATCCGGTGCAAGCGGCGGAATCGGTTCTGGGGCCGGTCATCGAATCGCGAAGGCGAGGATATGATGCACACAATTGAAGACCGCCGATCTTTGCCCGAATCCATGATTCCATACGATGAACCGGAACTCGCCCGCGCGTCGCAATATCGGGCACGGTTCACCGGCTCGCTTTGCGACTAACTCTTAACCCATCGAGGACCCCATGCGTTTATCAATCAATGTCGATCAGTTTTCCCGCGCCGTGCAGACGGTCGCGCCCGTCACGCTGGCCAGCAACCTGAACCCGATCTTGTCGCAGTTGCGGATATCGACCGACGAGGACGCGGTATCGGTATCCGCGACGAATAACGAACAGACGATTTCGATCAGGGTCGAGGCGGAAATCCGACAGCCAGGGTCAACCCTTATCAATCCGAAACAAATAGCGGCAATTCTCAAAGAAGGCCGCGACGAGACAGCGAAGATCGAGACTGATGGCACGACGGCACTGGTGCGGATCGGGCGGGCGGAATACACGCTGGCCACGACAAGCGACGATGGATACCCGACCGATGACGAGGCGAAGCGGAAACCGGCATTTTCGATTGACACCGTAAGCCTCAATAAAATGATCTTGGCGACCCGTTACGCGGCCATGAAACAGCAATCCGCACGGTGGGCGACTTCGGGCATTCTGCTCGAAGCCGAGGACGGTGAGGCTGTCATGTGCGGCACCGACACGAAACGGCTTTCGATTTCCGCAAAGCCCGCTGCGGCATTAAGCCCGATTACCCTTGCCGATGCGGTCATTCTTCCGCTGCCTGCTGTCGAATCGCTGCTGAAATTGTGCGAGTGGGGCGAGGTCGTGTGCTGCGATATTGGCAAAACGGCGCGATTCTATACCGACACGTGGAGTTTCAGCACGTCGCTCGTCTCAGGCCGATTCCCCCCGTATCGGGAGATCCTGCCGAAAAACCATAAGCATGACGTGACGATCGAGGCCGGCCCGTTCGCATCGGCGATCCGGCAGGCGATGGTCACGGCCGACGTTGACAGTCGTCGCGTCGATTTTGTTTTCCGCAAGGGCGAAATCGAATTGTCAGCCACGGGGCCGGATACGGGCCGGTCGCGCGTTGTCTTCGAATGCCCTGGCTGTGAGATTGAGGACTTCGAGATTGCGCTTGACCCGAAATATATGCTGGATTACCTGCAATCGCAGACGGGGCCGGTGTGCCTGAAAATGACCGATAGCGCCAAGCCCGTCACGCTCAAGGGCGAGTCGAATCAGATTTATCTCGTCATGCCGATGACGGCCGAAAAAGGTTGACAGCCGTCCCGCATTTTGTACCTTGCAGGCATGAAAATCCGCGACCAAATCATCGCACGCGCCGCTGAACTTGGCCTGACGGCGCACGCCATCGCTCGGCAGCCTAGTATCGGGATCGGCCGGACGACATTGCACCGGTATTTTTCAGGAAATTCAGACTTGACCGGCGAAAAAATCGAGCGGCTTTTTGCGGTTTTGGGCTTGGAAATCAGGGCCAAAATGATTTCAGGAAATATTTCAGGAAATATTTCCTGAAAGTCTTGCCTAGTTCCGCATCCGGGACTATAGTATTATCAGACAAGACGAGCGAGACCCGCTCAACCGACCCGGCGGGACCGGGATGATGGGAACGAAAATGGTTTACTCTGGGACGCTGACTGAATGCCGTCGCCAAGCATTCGCCAACGGATTCGAAATTGACCGTTACGAAGGCTATACCGTGGCTTTGAATTGCGGAGTTGCAAATACCACGACTGCAGACCGAAACAATTTCAGCCGGGTTTTGCTGAAAGATCACGAAGGCAATTACGCCGGGATGATACAACGCTGCCAAAATGATTTCGCACTTGTCACCCAAAATAACTAACCCGCTGTCGATGGCCCAAGGCCGCGGTCCGAAAATTCAATAGCACCCTTTCCGCATTATCGCCCCAAATTCGGGCGATCTTTCCCTAAACTGGGAAATATCCATTTTCGCCCCGAAACCCCGTCAGACGCGATCCTATGCGTTCTGGCGGGGTTTTAGCGTCATCGGCTGAGGGCGATTCGGATCGTCTCCCAATCTTCGGGCCGCCAAACGTGGGCGATGGCCCCGGCGGCCTTGAGGTCTTCCAGCCAAGCGACTTGGGCGGGCGACGGTTTGTTTTTGCCGACTTTCAGTTCCGCGAAAATTACCACTTCGCGGACCAGCACCAAATCCGGGAACCCCGCGCCGTCGCCCTGGACGGCGGTCATCCATCGGCCTGATTTGCTCATCGCGGGCCGGAAGTGCGCCACTCGCCAGCCGTTCAGCCGGGCAAGGGCGATGACCTGTCTGAGGAAATCGGCTTCGGACAGCTTCGGGAAACTTGCGGACGTTTTGCTTTTCAACGCACACCCCTTGCAATCTGGCCAATCATCGCCTTCGGGTCAATCGCGGCCTCAGTGCGATACAACGCCTCGCGGTCGCTTCGACGGTCGATCATCTGCTGCCGCCAATCGCTGTTGACGTAATTTTGGTACGCCTCGATGCCCAGCGACCGTTGCGATTCATCCCGCTCTTTTTGCGCGTCGCCAAACCGTCGCCCGATGGAGCAGGCGCACAAGACAGCGCAGGTCACAAAAATCTCTTTTGCGGTGGAAGAATAGGCCGGACGCCAGCCCTCGGCGGAAGAATGCTTGTGGTGCGGTACGATAATCCATCCGGTATCGCCGCATTCGGTGCATAGCCCGCGATCCTCGGCGGAATAATCCTTGACCGCCGCCTTGGCGCGATCCGCACGCCGATTGAGAATTGCCGATCGAATTGCCGCGAAATGATCCGCCGTGCGTATCGGCCGGTCGGTCAGGGCCAGCACGTCGTAAATCGCCTGTTTCATCTCGGCGGGATCGGCACGGAGAGCCACGAACCCCGGCCACCACGCCTTGAGCATGGCCTGATTTGTTCCGGTGTTCGCGTCGTTCGCGGTGAGGTAGGCCGCGATCCATTCGAGATACCAGCCGGGCATAGGTCACTCCGGAATTGCGACAAGGTTAGCGGGCGGCAACGCGGCCGCCTCGCGGCGTTTGGCTTCTTCAATTTCGCGGGCGAGGCTGTCAATCACCAGCATGGCCTCGGCGGTCTTGTAAGTCACGGCGGGGGCTTTTTTCTGTCCGTAGCCTGTTCCGCGATTTTGTGCGTTTTCCATCCACCGGTTCAAAAATGCTGGCATCCCGCGCGGCGTCTTGCGTTTCGATGGATTCGATTCGCACCATACCGCCGCCTTTCGTGCTTCGGCGATGACATCGACGCCAGCGTAGGCCTCAGAAAGTTTGTCGGCCAAAGATGCGACCAAATGCCATCCAGTTGCCTTTGATCCCGAAACGGGAAAAGTCACCAATGCCGGTTCAGCAGGCGTCGGCTCGGAGCGGTGATTAACCGCCTCCGAGCAATATATATCCTGCTCCTGTTCCTGTTCCTGTTCTTGCTCCTGTTCCTGTTCCTGATTAGGGGGTGGTATGGGTATACGTTGGGCTAACGTTACCCTATACGTTTCGGGCAGGTATCGCGTATTTGCGCAAAACTTTGGCAGCAATGGGGTTTGCGGCAATTCTTCAATATCGGCAAGGCAGGACTTGAAGACGTTGATGTTTTCCGAGGCGTTGTACTTCCACCAAGTCGGCAAAAACAGCACGCGACGGGCCTCATCCCAACCCCATCCGAACGTATCGCGAACCTTCTCGAAACGTTTGGCGAACGTTTGGGTAGACGTTCCAAGTTCCTCTGCGGCAAGCGCCGGTGAGAAGACAAAAATGCCGCACCGATTGACCTGACGGGACGTAAAACAGTAAATCGCAACAAGTTTTTCTTCGAGGTCAAGCGAAGAAAACTTTTCGTCGTTCCATATCTTTACGTCGATCTTTCGGTATCGTGCCATCATCAGCCCCTTTTGTTTAAGGCATCACAAGTCGCGGCAGTTTTAACAGCAATTTATTTTGTATTTCCAAACAGACTTGCTGATTCTTCAATTTCGGTTTGCGATTCGGCTTTTGCTAAATTCCTGCAAGCTTCGTGATAATACTCATCCTTTAGTTCGCAGCCGTAAAATTGTCTCGGCATGGCAATTCGATTGCCTGTTTTCGGTGATTTCCCGCCTAACGCCGTGTAACCTTCGCTACCAATTCCTGTAAACGGGCTGAAAACCAACTCGCTTGGATTGCTGAATAAAAGTATGCACCGCCTAATTACTTCAAGTTGAAGCGGACAAATATGCTTAACGTCATCTTCTGATTTTGCCGATCGAGTGTTAAGCGTATCTGTTTCTTGTATATCGTCCCAAGTGCCTTCGGCCCATTTAATCCAATCGTTTCGTGTTACTTGGTCCTTGGCGTCAATCTTGACTTTGTTTTCTCCGGGTGCGGTAAACTTGATAAGGTAATCGTTTAGCGTTCCGCGAGTCCGCGACCGGTCAGATTCAAGTCCGCTGAATTGCAACTCGCGTGATTTTGTGCGAATGGCCTGGGCTTGCGGATTCTTGCGGACTGACCAATCGTATTCGTAAATCAATCCGGCACGCTCGGCTATGCGTATATTCAATCCTCGGAAGTCGTTCAAGCCTTGGCCTCCGGTCCTTTTCATGCGTGGAATTTGCATGACGTGTACAATCGCCACCCGCCCAGGCTTCATCACGCGGGCAAGTTGGCGATAGAAAAAAGATAGATGCAATTTTCCATCGGCCCCTAAGTCTTCACTATTGCCAATGTCTTGATCCGATGGCGTGTAGGCATAGAGTGCAGGAAACGGCGGCGAAAATACCGTAAAATCAACCGAAGCCGCAGGCATTTCGGCCATATGCTCAATGCAATCGCCGTGATGAACGTGCCAGTTTTTGCCGTTAGGAATCAGTCGATTCATGGTTAAATTCCCCCTCCGATTTCTCGGAATAGCCTTTCTTGTTCTTCGGTATCTTGTTGAACCCGAGCCGCTTTTCGCAGGACGGTTTCAATCATCGGACGCTCAAGGTCCGTGACTGGGATATGAACGTTAAGAGGTCGAGTTGACCCGTAACGGTTTGACCGTTTGACGGCCTGATAGTATTCCTCATAGCTGTCTTGCAACGTGCTAAATAGTTGCCGTGTGCAACATTGCAGATTCAATCCGAGGCCGAGAATCTTCGGTTTGCTTATCAGCGTCTTAATTTTGCCTGATTGAAAATCTTCGACGATTCGAACTCGTTCATCATGAGGTGTTGAGCCGTCGATATTGCCAGAATTAGAAATCATGCTGGCTAACTGGTCTTGCTCGGCGTTGTATCGACACCAAACGATCCTAGACTCATCGCCAAACGAATTCAAGCGGTTGACGATGTAATCAGGTTTTAACGATTCGGCACCAATGCCCTTGGCGATCCGTGCAATCTTAGCACGAGATCCAATGCCTCCAAGCGTTCCGAATAAATCCCCGCTGGCAATCTGAGCTTGACCGCGTTGGTCTTCGGTTAAATCAACGTCCTCGATGTGGACATTGATCGGCGGTAACGTGCCGCAGTTGTCTTTCCAACCATAGACGGCGGGATTCGTCAAGAAAATAGACCAATGCGAAAGCGACTTGTAAAACGGTCGCAACGCATGGGGCTTTAATTCCCACCGATTTTGAGTCTCGCCACGGTTTACAAAATATTTGGCAAGGAACGAATTCACGGTCGGGAATTGGTCAAGCAAAACAGCGTGATTCGCATACTCAATCCGATCGTTTGGGGCAGGGGTGCCAGTGCCGGCCAGCTTCCATTCAAGACCTTTGCCAAGTTCAATCAGCCGTGTACCCCATGCACCATAATGGGACTTCAGCATGCTAGATTCGTCAATGATCAAGGCACCGATTCGGCCTTGATTGACTTTTTCCGTAATCGCTTCAAAATTGGTAATCCCAATTCGTCCGCCCGATTCAGTCCATGATGGCAAGTCTTTTGCGTGAACTTGTTTGATAGGCAGGTCATTCCCGTACCATCGCTTCGATTCGGCGATCGTCTGCCGTACAACCATCAGCGGGCAAATCATTAATACGGACTTACCCTGAGGCAACACGTCGCCAACGTGACGCATGTATTCGAGAAAGATCAAAGTCTTGCCAAGTCCGCAGTCGGCAAAAATCGCATACTTGCGTTTTCGTATAGCAATCTCGGCGATTGCTTTTTGGTAATCGAAAAGCATTCTGCGTGGCTTATATTCGACATCTTTTACAGCAATCGAAGTCAGTCCTATGCGGTCCGCGTACTCATCAGGAATAATAGCGTCCGTGCCTTGAAATCTGTAAACAGGCAGACTCTTAATTTTTAGAAAAGTTCTGTATCCTTCTATCGTATTCAAATTTAATGCAATGCGCATTAGCCACCCCCCGGCATCACAAGTCGCGGAAGTTTGGTATTGACTTCGCAGTTAAAAAATTGCCCCGGTTCATCCTCAGCCGCGTAAAAAAAACTACGCAACAGCCAGCAGTGGGGCGCATGAATCGGGTTGTACCCGACCAGAAAGCCAAGGTAGTGAATTGATCCGGCAGGCCTCGCACGCATCCCCCAGTCATCAGGCCACACGGCCGGCCGCCAGTCGGAATCGTTGTTCTCGGTCATAAGTCACCTCAGGTTAGTGTTGCTATCCCCAAACGGTTGTAATGGTGCAGCCGCTTGATCCGTCTTGATTTTCAACAACCGTTTCGGCTGCGGGCGTTGCCTTTTGCAAGCCGTAATGGCACGCCAGCAACTCGCCCCACAACGCCCCAGCCCGCGTCAGGGCTTCGCGGAATTCTTGCGTAATCTGTTCTTGTGTCCTCATGCTATCCTCGTGCTTCGGGTGTTGGAAAAAGGATGTCGGCACCATGCCAGCCGCGTGCAGCGGACGGCCGGGCCGTAGTGGCCGATGGCCAGCCACTCAGCGCGTTCGGCCATGAGTTCCCAATAGCGGAAAGACCGCCACCTTTCAACATCGGGCGGTGTTTTGTTCGGGTCTTCGGGCGGTTCAGGCGGGATCGTGTCGTCCATTTTGTCCTTTTTTGGCGAAGTGATCGGTTAACAATTACACGAGCTTGGCACGGTTATCAAGCGGGCGGGAAGGAAAAAGGCCAAAATAATTTAAAATAGTTGAAGTTTCCTGCGGGAATTCAACGAGGAAAAACTTTTTTGCGAAATTTTGTCGTTGGCCTCTTGCAATCCTGTTGCTTGCGGATATCTATTCATGCACCGGCGGCGTAGCCGTGATTGGGAGAGACGGCCGGGCGGCTCGACAGCGGGCCGTCCGGTTGCCCTAAGCCACGGAAGGGCCGTTGCACGACGCGACGACCGGACCCCTGCCGATGTCACGGATGGTAAGCATCGGCGGGGCGTGATAAACCGGCCGGGCGGTTCCCCGGAAGAGGGTTGGGCATGATGCGTTACCTTTTGATTTGCGCCGTCACGATCGGCGTTGGCGCGGCGGCTCAGGCCGGCCCGCTTGGCATCCTGTCGCCGCGAGGCACGGGGCCGGTGCGGCGAGTGGTGCAGGTGATCCGCGAGCATCGGCCGGTGGCGACGGTCGCGGCACAGACGGTTGGCGGTGTGCGGGCTGTCGTTGAGGCCCGGCCGGTGGTGACGTTTGTCGGTAACTGTGCGAATGGAATTTGCCCCAAGTAGGGGCGGCGAATCATCGCGGCGGCGTTGGAAGCAGCATTTGAGTCGCAGGTTCGAATCCTGCCTGCCGCCTTCGGGAAGCAGTGGGGGAGTCCGGCATCCCGCGAATGCTTAGAGAAACGCACGAATCCCGTCATTTGCAGGCGATCGACTGCAAAGGCTAGAGCGGGTGAATCGGCGGCTGAACCGAATGGCCGGGGTAGCGACCGGCCCGCGATGTTGATCCACGGCCTGAAATGTGATAGGAACGCATGGATGGTCTTTAGACGTGTTGCCCCGAGCGTCGTGGATTCGGGGCGTAAGCACGGGGCGGGCTGGCACCCGCAACCAGGCGTAAAGGCAGGCGACGGAAGCCCCGCAAGGGCACACAGAAGACAACTGATCGCGAGCGGTTGACCGTCACGCGCAGTTCTGCCAAACACCGTTCGAATCGGTGCGTGCTTATTAGACAAAATCCAGCGCCGTAGCTTAGTGGAAGATCGCCCCGCTGATAACGGGGAGGTCGGCCGTCCGATTTGGCCCGGTGCTAGTTTGCAAGGGAAAAAACCATGACCACCGAAACAGTCGTCTTAATCTTGGCCATTGGCGAAGCCATCGGGCATATTGCTGACGATCCTACGGCCGAGAGGTTGCACAATGCGACGGTTGATTTTTTTGCGAAGAAGCCGGAAACGCCGTGCTTTCCGCAAGATGAAAGCCCCCGCCACAGTGAGGACTACAATCGTGGCTATTAAAACATCGGGTCCAACCATCAAGTGCGGTTATGAATCCGGGTCCGTAGGCTTGGGAGCTTGGATTGTGGCCATGCACGATGAAATGGGGTTTCCAGCCGAGTTATCGTTTGAGATGTCTAGGGAAAAAGAGATGCGCCCGGCTTTTTTGGGATGCCTACTTGAAGCGTCAGCGCGAAATTTGCCACCGAGATTCATCAAAGAAATTTCAGGGTACTTCTTGGCAAACTTTACTCCGACGCTCGGTGAATCCTTAGCACTAGCCGCATGGACATCTACGCCGCGCTTTCCGAAGGATCAAAGCACCCGCCACATCGACAACGCGGAATAAATAACCATGCCCAACCAACGCCTCATCACCCTGCGCGGCGACCTGTCGCAGGCTCAGTTTGCCGCACGTTTTTTTCGCGTTTCGCACCGCACCTACCAGCGCTACGAGGCGATGCCGTGGGAGAAATTGCCTGGTCCAGTCCGAATTTTGGCGGAATTTTACGAAAAAAAACAGCACGAAAAACGCTAGAAAACTAGGGAAAAAACGCGATTTAAGGAAATAGTTTGGGAAAATTTGCGTACCGATCTGTACACGCTACGTCAGTTTGTCGTATAAATACATCACAACACTAACGGGGAAGCGACAATGAACACGCAGCACATCGACGCCATCGACGCGGGCTACGACCACTACCGCCTGGCTCAGCTTGTCGCGGCGGTCTCGGCTTTCGTCGCGTCGGCCGACCTCTCGCAGGCACCGGCGGCGGAATTGCTCCGGTTGCATTCGGAACTCAGTGTTTCAGCGCTTTGCGTCGGTGGCGAACTTGAGACACGCGAACGGCCGGAATTGTCAGCGGCTTCCGCCGGCCTTGACCTGCCGTTCTAATTACAATCCACGCGGCACACCGCCGTCCGTGATGGCCGGACGCCATCGGGAGAGAATGCGATGCTACCACCGATCAACGACCCGATTTACGACCGCCCGCAGTTGAGCGTCCACGAATTGCCCGGCGACGATGAGTATTTCCGGGGGCAACACGAATCAATTGGTGATAGTGCCTACGAGGCCGGATACGACGCCTATCAGGAGGGCATCTCTCGCGACGATGGCGGAGGTTTTCACGGCAACGCAATTCAGGCATGGCGTGAAGGGTGGGACGACGCCGAGGAGGCCGACGCCGACGGGACCGATCCGGAAATCGTTCTGCCCGTGGTGGCGATGGGGGGTGAGGAATGAGTAAGCATTCCATGGGGCCGTATGTGAAAATTGATCGAACGCTGTACTCAGTGATGCAGTCCCGAGATTTTCGCGGCCAACAGGTTTTTAAGCATAGGTTTACGGCTTTTTTCAACTACGACGACACGATCAGCGAAGAAGAGGTTGCGGCGACACTCAGTTTGATGCAGGCCGCGCCTGATTTGCTGGAAGCGCTGAAACGAATTGCTAGAGTGGCATCTGTCGAGCTAACTGGACGCCGCGACGATGTTTTGGAACAGGCCCGCGCCGCTATCGCCAAGGCGGAAGGCGGTGGGGAATGACCATTATTGAAAAAGCTTTGAAAGATTTTCCCAGAACCAGCCCCGAGGATTGGCGGCAGGTTGGAAGATCGGCCGTGCATAAAGATTGCACAATCGGCAACCGCGCCATTTTTTTGGGAACTGCGATTTGTCGGGGCGGCACGATCCTTGGCGGCACGATCTGGGGCGGCACGATTGAGGGCGGCACGATTGAGGGCGGATATATTTGGGGCGGCACGATCCGGGGCGGCATGATCTGGGGCGGCACGATCCGGGGCGGCATGATCTGGGGCGGCATGATTGAGGGCGGCACGATTGAGGGCGGATATATTTGGGGCGGCATGATTTGGGGCGGCACGATCCTTGGCGGCACGATCTGGGGCGGCACGATCCGGGGCGGCATGATCCTTGGCGGCACGATCCGTCAAACGCCGCTGCAAATTTTTGGCGCGTGCAATTGGAACGTCGTCGTTAGCAAGCCCGGCCACGTTTCGGTTGGGTGTGAGTGTCATACGCCCGAATACTGGCGTGAACACATCGACGACATTGCCCGGAAGCATTCCGTCGATGACGCTGAAAAAGCGAGGGTCATGCGATGCGTCGAGATGGCGGCGAAGTGGCTGGAAGAAAACCCAGACGCGGTAGTTGACGAAGTTGCGGAAGGCGGTGGGGAATGAGCAAGCATACGCCGGGACCGTGGCAAGTTGACGAAAATGCCAAAGGCTACGATACCGAAGTCGCTAAGTGCATCGTTTGGGGACCAAAGGGGCCTGGCTACGGTGCTATTGCTTACACATCGCCGCATGGGCTTCCGTACAGCGATGGCCTGCAAATTGCCGATGTCGCTAAGTGCATCGTTTGGGGACCAAAGGGGCCTGGCTACGGTGCTATTGCTTACACATCGCCGCGTGGGTTTCCGTACAGCGATGGCCTGCAAATTGCCGATGCCCGCCTCATTGCCGCCGCGCCGGATCTGCTGGCGGCGTGCAAAGAGATGCTGTCCGAAATGATGGTGTGGGAAGATGCACACGGCATCCATCCTGCTGCAACTTTGGCCCGCGCCGCCATCGCCAAGGCGGAAGGCATGCCAACCGAAAAGGAGGCCGACCGACACGGATAAAAAACACTAACCACACTCGCACACAATTACACCTACACAACCACACACAACCACAACCACATGACCACCAAAAAAACCTCACGCCTCAAAGGCCGCGACCCACAAGCGGTCGAGCCTTCTAAGCCGAAAATCGTCGTGTACGGAAAGCCCGGATGCGGCAAGACGTGGATGGCGATGGAATTCCCCAACGTCTTCTATATCGACACGGAAGGCGGGGCCGACCTCGACCACTACCGCAAGAAACTCAAGGAATCGAAGGCCATGTATTTCGGCCCGGAGGACGGTTCGCTTGATTTTAACTCCGTGCTTGAACAGATTCAGGCACTCGCGACGGAAGAACACGACCGCAAAACGCTTGTGATTGACAGCATGTCGAAGCTGTTCAATAACCAGATCGCGATGACGCAAGAGGAAATGATTCGCAACAATGTTGAGGACGCTTTCGGCGCATCGAAGAAGCCCGCCATTGCGTACATGCGGCGGCTCGTCGCATGGATCAACAAGCTCGACATGAATGTCGTTTTGATCCACCACCAGAAATCGACATGGAAAGACGGCAAGGAAGTCGGCGTCACATTCGACGGATGGGACAAATTGGAGTACGAACTGCACCTTGTCCTGCAGATCGAAAAGATGGGGCCGTCGCGGATCGCCCGCGTAGGCAAGACCCGCATGGAAAAATTCCCCGAGGCCTCAACGTTTCCGTGGTCGTTCAAGGAATTTTCCAGTCGCTACGGGATCGACGTAATTGACCGCGAGGCGGCGAAACTTGACCTCTGCACGCAGGAGCAGCGGGACGCCTACGCGGGATTGATCGCCAAGGTCCGCGTCGATAAGGCGATCCTGGAAAAATGGGATTCCGCGACGCCCGACGTGGCCCTGCTGACGAGCGAATCCATGGCCAAGCGGATCGGCTGGCTTGAGGCGCAATTGAAAGCACAGACCGCAACTGCATAACAATCCCACCATCACACCACCTAACCACGGACCACACACACATGCAATACAACCCCGACGCAAAAAAGCCGTCAACCGTCCTGCCTGCTGGTGAATACCCGGCCCAGATCGTCCACGCCGAGGAAAAGAATTCCAAGGCCGGCAATCCGATGCTTGTCGTGAAAATGGCCGTATGGAACACGGTCACGGCGAACGAATACAGATTGACCGATTACATCATTCAAGGCGGGCAGTATTCGGCCGATTGGAAGATCAAGAACCTTGCAAGGGCGGCCGGCCTCGAAGTCAGTGGCGATTTGGACCCGATGGAATTGATCGGGAAGAACGTCAAGGTCAAGTTGCGCGTCAAGCCACCGAAGGACAATTTCCCCGAGTCAAACGGCGTATCGGATTACTTCTCGTGGCAGACGGATAAGGACGGGCCACAGCCTGAGCCGAAGCCGCAGCAACCGGTTGACGCCGACATCCCGTTTTGACGACCACGGCTTCCCACGAGCCGCGACCGCGAATTGCCGGAAAACCTTTACCGGACTATGTAGCGGAGTGGGGATTAGCGCCAGATCGAGCGGCCTTGAATTGTCCGCGAGGTATCCCCGAGGTCAAAATTGAACGGCGGCAAATTGCACCGCCGTCCTCCATGGCGCAAACGCGACGGCTGGCCCACGATACGGGCCACTTCCCCACACCTACTTTCCCGAGGCGAACATGCTGATTCTCAAGAGGAAAATCGGCGAGGCCATCTACATCGACAACAAGATCAAAGTCATGGTGACGAGGGTTGAAAACGGCGCGGTCAGTCTTGGAATTGAGGCGCCGGTCAATATCGAAATCATGCGGCAGGAATTGGCCCTGAACCGCTTTAAGAAACTCACGGGGGGCAAGTCATGACAACCGAGCAATTCGTCATCGCGTATGAAATCGCGTTGACGCTGATCGTCGGGTATCTGTTGATCGTCGAATATCTCGACCGCGCGGCGCGGAATGAGAACCTGGCGGAAATCAATCAGGCGCTCGCCCGATGCCTGACGGCCGAAACGAACTGTACAAAGTATGAGTGCAAGGCGGCGGAACATGCGGCGGCATCACGGCACGCGGCGGGCGATGCGAAAAAGGCGAAGGAGCATACGCAGGGGTTGCACGATTGCATCAAGCCGCAACTGCCGACGATCGAGATGCCCGCGAGCCATTTCGCGAAGGTCGTGACGGGCCGCGACGGCGACACGGACGAATTCGTTACGGCAGGACAACCGCAATGATCGACCGCGACGATATCCACTTGCCCGGCGTGCCAAGGGGTGCCGTTGCGGATTGGTATTCCGAGCGTGGCATGATCGGGGAAGAGTTTTTAGTGAGGCCACCATTTCTTTATCGCGACGTTCGTCGGTTTATGGGCGGTAGTAGAATCTTAGGCGGCGGCAGCGGCAGCGGCTACGGCGGCGGCATCGGCTACGGCGGCGGCATCGGCAACGGCTACGGCGGCGGCAGCGGTGGCAGGGGCAGCGGCATCGGCAAAGGCGACGGCGGCTACGGCGGCGGCAGCGGTGGCAGGGGCAGGGGAAACGGCGATGTTGGCAATCATTTAACCACGGAGCGATACATGCGAATCGGGCGGAACTACCTTTGCCATCTCGGCGACTGGCACACATTCGTCGGGCGATGCACCGAGCAGATCGGCCCGCTGACGTATGTATTGCAGAACGCTAGCAAGGTCGCGAACACGAATAACGGCGACAATTGGCACAAGCTCGCAGGCGGCGACGAGAAGGCGCGAAAACAAGCAACCTACGTCCACTACACGACCGAAGTGATCGTTCCGCTATCAATCGCCGCGATCGAGTGGGTCGGAGAATTACCGAAGCAGGTGCAAGCATGAGCCACCTCCATCTCACCCCCGCCGAAGCCACTATGAGCACCAATATGCCCGTCGATCCGAAACCAGCCGGTCTGCACGAAGACCGGGCCGAACTGTGGTATCTCGCCACCGGCATCATCAACAGCCACGAAACCGGCGACGACCTGAAGCAGATGGCTTTGGGCATTCGCCAGCAGTTGCGACTTGAGGCGCGGACCAATGAACTGACGGAACTCTTCTATGAAGTCAAAGGACAGCGGGATAAGGCGTTTCTTGACATCGCACATTGGGTTCAACTTGCCAAGTATCAACGCGACTGGTTTCGCAACAACCACAACGACGGCATCAACGCTGGCCCATGCCCGACCGATGCCAAGATTGCGGCATCCGAAAAGATGATCGGCCGCACGGTTGGATACCCAGCAGCAGATGATGGGGGCGATGGCCGAAATGATTGACCGTGATGACATCCACGCTCCAGGCGTGCCAAGGGGTGCCGTTGCTGATTGGTATTCAGATCGCGGCATGATCGGGGAAGAGTATTTAGTGAGGCCGCCATTTCTTTATCGCGACGTTCGTCGGTTTATGGGTGGTAGCGGCGGCAGAATCATAGGCAGCGGCGGCGGCTACGGCGGTGGGGGCGGCGGCGGGATCGGTGGCGGCTTGGGTGACGGCGGCGGCATCGGCATCGGCGGCGGCTACGGCAGCGGCAGCGGCTACGGCATCGGCAGCGGCTACGGCGATTCCGGCAATCATTTAACCACGGAGCGATACATGAAAATCGGGCGGAACTACCTTTGTCATCTCGGCGACTGGCAAACATTCGTCGGGCGATGCACCGAACAGATCGGCCCGCTGACATACGTGTTGCATGACGTGAGCAAAATTGCCAACACCAATGATGGTGATAATTGGCACAAGCTCGCAGGCGGCGACAAGAACGCCCGCCAGCAGGCAACCTACGCCCACTACACAACTGAGGTAATCGTTCCGCTTTCCATCGCGGCGATCGAATGGGTCGGTGAATTGCCGGTGCAGGTGCAAGCATGAGCCAATCGAAAACGCACTACCCCGACCATTACAACTATGTTTTGAGCGGATTCCATGAACTGCGCAAAAAGCAGCGGCATGTGACGAAAAGCGACTTGGCCAAGCACCTTGGAATCACGCCGAAAAAATTTGTGAATTGGACGAACCGTTCAACGATCAACCGCGTGCCGGTCAATAATTTGCTTGTATTCGACGGCATCGAATCAATCAATTCGCAGCGGGTCATTGAATACATCCGCAAGCACTACGGGCCGGATCGGACGGCGACCGTCAAGGAAATTGTCAAGAACGCTCATACGCGATCCGAGATGTTGGCCAAGTTGCAGAAAAACGGGTACATCAGAATTGCGATATGCGAATCGAATAAAATGCTCCGTCATTTCATCGCGCTGAAAGACTACCCGCAGACTGTGGCACCAAGGCCGACGCGATGGATCAACACGGCAAAATATCGCAGCAATTCAAAATTTCACCTGCCGAGACGCGATACGCCCGCACTTAAAAAGCCGATGACCGAAACTCAGGAAGACCGGCGCGACACGGAGACGCTTGAGGTTTACTTCGCGATATGCCAAAACTACGGGCGGGAGAATTGGCCTGGGTGGAGCGTGGCCGAGATCGCGGAGGCCACGGGGAAGCCGATCAATCGCGTGAAGGAAATCGTTGACTACATTGCGCAGATCGAAGGCAGTCAGGCATTGGTAGAAGTGGCCCGTGTCAATGGCGTCAGGCGATACAAGCGGAAGCGGATCGCGCACGAGGAAGAGGCGGCAGCCGCTCGGCGGATCATGCTACGCAAGATGAGAGAAAAAGCGGCGGCGGCATCCGGCCAAGGGGAAACAAGATGACCACCGAAAACCCGCCCGCCAAGCGTGGCAGGCCTCGCCGGAATGAATCGTCGCCGCTCAGGTCTTGCTCGATGTTTTTTGCGGACGATGAAAAGGCCCGCATCATCGAGGAATTCGGCAGCATTTATTGGGCGGGCCGGTTTTTCGCGGAAGAGGTCATGCCGAAAATTGACAAGATTCGAGCGATGGCCGTCACCCCTTCGGCCACGCCACCAGTCCCCACCTCGTAAAATCGGCGTATCGCCCTCGGTCATGCCAGCCCGCGTTCCATTCGGTCGCGGGCAAACTTTTCGGACCGTCGTAGGGGTCTTGATAATACACCCGCCGACGATAGACGCCTGATACGACGACATAATGCCCGCATTCCTCGCCGTCGAAGTCGCGCGTAATCAGGCAAATCACCGGCCGATAGGAATCGCAATAGTGCCTTAAATCGTCCGTCATCATTTCGCCCGCAACGACATTCCACGACTTGCCGACTCGAATCTTCGACTCCAGCGTCGCGGGGTCAAGCCCCTGGATCCCGTTCGAGAGGTCTAATATCGCCCCCGGCCTCTTGTCCGTGTGCCAACGGTAAATCGTCTTCCACGCTGCAATTCCGCAATCGTGCGATACGGTCTGGCGAATGTCCGGCAACGTGTGCGGCTTCATCGCTCACCCCTTGACAAGGTCGGCCCGCGTATCGCGTGGATCGCCAACAGGCGACGGTGCAGACACCGGCATAGCGACCGGCTGCCCAACAATTTAGCGGCGTATTCATTTCGCCCGAATGCTTTCAAATTCGACGGCGTTATTCCAAAATTTCAATTTAACCCAAACTGCTCCGAGCGGCTTCGGCCCATGCCTCTTTTCAACTTCAAACCCGCCAGCCCCGTCCGCCCATGCGTCCTTGTAACCCGGAGGCCGGACATGCAACTGCTCATCCCGGTAGACCGCCATCCGTTCCGATAACCGTTGCCGTGTGATTGTCAGATTCCATTCCGTGTGAGTATGCCCAGTCAGCACGATATTCGGGTCTGGTGTATAAACCGTGATCCGATTCGTGTCGATAATCCCGTGAGTCACCGGACCGCCGCCGCCTGAACCGTGATAATGATAAATGATAATCGGCTTTGCACGATTGCCTGGCGAATCGAACATCAACCGTATCCAGCCGCCGTATCCCGATTTCATCACCGGCGAACCGCACTTGTTCAATTCGCGGACGAGATGGCCGGTCAGACACGTTTCATGGCTTTTGATAATCGCCGTTTCGTGATTGCCTAGGCCGAGAACCGCGAATTGTTTCGCGTAAGGCCTATAGAAATCGGCGGCCGTATCGACAAGCAAATCAAGATAGTTTCCGTCAACATGCTCAGGGCGCAACGCCCGCTTGTCCGATCGCTTGTCCCATTTCCCCTGCATCGCGCAAAACAAATCGCCGTTGTCAATGATCGCCGCGTTCCGTTCCTTTGCCTCATCAAGATGCTTCTTTTCAAGTTTCCAATCGCATTTTGGGTTGTCGTGGTGAACGTCGGACCTTAGCAGCAACCAGCCTTCCCACCCGCTTTTCACGTTTGGGAATTTGATCGTGAACACGTTAGTCTCATGCCGTTGAATCGTCCAAGATGCGGCCATCATCACCTCGGTAAGGGAAATGCCCCGGCCAGCGCCATCCTGGGCCGACCGGGGCCGCGCCGCCGAGTTCCCCAACGGCGCGAGTCCATGATATGCTAACTCAATCCCAATTCATACGGCATCGCAAACGGCATATCCTCGCAGGCAATCACCAATCCGAGCAGCGATAAGCGATAGTGTTTGTCATTGCCTTTTGCCCGCGTAACAATCAAGTCCATGGCTTCGAGGACGAGAAATTCGACCATCTGTTCCTCGTTCATCAGCAAGTCGCCCGGCGGATCGGCAAGCAATTCCAAAACGCGCCGGGCCTTGCGGTCAAGCCTCACTTGCCCTTCTTCCAGTCGCGAATCAGACGGATCGCCTGCAAAACAAGGCCCGCGATGCCAATAATCAGCATCGGATTTTCAACGGGCTGCTCTTCGCCGGCCGATACCGCTTGCGGCTTGTCGAGACCGTATTCGTCAATCAGGTCAACGATGAAATGCTTTGTATTCGCATAAACCATCATCGAGTTGCCGACGGCGGGCAAGCGGATGTGTTCCGTAAATTTGCCGCCAAGCATCGCCGCGACAAACTTCAAGGCATCGCCCAGTTCATCAAGAATCTTCGACGCATCCTTCGACTCGATCGCGTCCATGATGTCATCAATGACCTTGCCAACGTCGGCAAACCCCGCCGCGATGCAGGCCGCCTCGAAGAGGTCGCCCGCCTTGTCAAGCTCGAACGCCTTGATATGCGCCCAGAATTCGGGCAGCTTCCGCAAGTGTGCCAACAGCGGCAGATACTTCTGCAAACTGTAGAGGCTCTTGAGGTTGTCGAAAATCCCTTCAACGCTCTGCATGTCAGTCCCTCCGGTGCATGTAATGACCGTCGTCGATTATATCCGGGCAGTCCTTTGCGTCCGGTGTGATTCTCGGATCGTCAGCGTGGAATAGGTGTTCGCCATTGGCGGCCCGCCGCATCAGGACGGCCAATTTTTCGTTCGTGCCGGGCCATGCGTCCGTCGGTTCGCACGGGACGCGGGTCGTGTAATCGTATCCGCTCGGATCTTGCCTTGGCGTTGGCGGATATGATCGGCGGATTTTTCGCGAGCGATAGCAGACGGCGCAGAGTTCACGCGCTCGACTGACAAGCCTCTTGCGGCAATGGATGCACTTCCGCCGCGTGGCGAGCATGGCGGAATCGCTGTAGACTTTATCAGGCGATGCCAAGGTAGTATTCCAATTCGCGCACAGCGTCATCGTTATATGAAATCGCGTCTTCCATCTGGCGGATGGCGTTTTCCTGCCACGGGCTAACGTCGTCCATCGGTGGCGAAATAGACGTTTTTATTTTTTGCATTGGGCCGTGTATTTCAAAGCAATTTTGGCACATCCATCTCATGAATTCTCTACTATAGCCACAGTGGGAAACGGGGCCGGTTCGCGAGCATATATCGCACATGCCGTCCGGATTAAATGACCAGCATTCTGCCATGGTGATTATTATCCCTTATCGTTGAAACAGCCAGCGGCGCGGCGTCGCTTGCGGGGTCGGGCAGACTCCGCCGGGGCAGGACGATTGCGTTTGACCGTTCGGCATGAAATAGAATTCAACGGGCCGCGACGGCACCGCGCCAGACTCAATGCGGATCGTGTTCCGCACCACGAACGCGGGCGGGCAAAGGTTCGTCACTTTGAATTCTGGCGCGTCCATGTTGGCCTCGTTAAGAAAAAAGCATTACTATTCATTACACTGACATCGTCGTCGTCCGAATCGCAACCGCGCCCATCGGCATCATCTCCGACTCGCGGATGACGGCAAGGCCATGATGCCCCCAACCCTTCCACGAGTTGAGCATGAGCCAGCCCCATTCACCGGCCTCGATGCGGACCAGCCGAAGCAAGGCGACACTGTGGCCCCACCATTTGAAGTCAGCGGCCACGGGATTGTTCATCATGAGTTGCGTGGCGATTTGGTCAATCGTCATCTTCTGATCCCATTCGCGGCGGCTAACGTCGTACCAATCTTCCTCAATCTTGAACCGGGCCATCGACGCGCGAAGTTGTGGCGTATCTCGTCGTGTGTTTCGCGAATGCAACGGCCACTGATCGACCGCTTCGCCTTCGATGGCGATACCGTTTTCACGCATGAACTTTGCCGATAGGCCGGCCCATCCGCCCTCGTCACGACCGCCCTTGATGATGGCAAAGACGGAATGCGGATTCAATCGGATGTATGGCAAACCGGCCGCCAGCCGTTTGAGCATGATGCAATGGCCGGTCGAATAAGCCCAGCACGCGCCGTGGCCATTCTGCTCCAAATTCACGAACGCCGGACGATTCAACGCCGTGCCGCCAAGGAAAATATGCTCCAACGACGCGCCGGTTTCGTTGTCCTCGTCGAACCGCGCGTCCCATTCCGAACGTGGAACCAGCGTCATCTCCGACGGCGATTGCATCATCTCGTCGGGGAATTCGTTGTAGTCGCGTGGCTCCGCGCCGGAACGGAATCCTGGCGGGATGCCCCCGCGACGGTCAACGATGGGAATCACTCCGCGATATTTATCAGGCATCACTCACCCCGCTTTTGTTTCAAAAGTTGCAACATCCCATCCGCCGACGATGGCAGCGGCACGATTTCAACTTCGCCGTTTACCTCAATGGCCACCGACGGGATCGCGTTGTTCAGCTTCGCCTTGACCGCTTCCCACATCCGATTCAGCGTTGGCTCATACTTGTCGAGCGTCGTATCCTTGTCCAGCACCACCCACCCGCCGACACCGCCCGCCTTCGTACATTTCGCGTCAAGATAGTCGCGCACCTCAGCGGCGTAAATCGCGCCCTTCTGTTTCGCCGTCAATACTTGTGCCGATTCAACGATAAACAGCACGCGGAACGTATTGACAATCGGCTTCACATCCGGCTTCGGATCAACAGGCGGCGGCCTCGGTCCGTTGCCAACCGCGATGAATACCCGCTTCGCCTCAGTCTCGCCTTGAGCACCGACCGGCACCACAATCAACTCGTCGCGCCCATCCTTGACCGCTTCGACAATCACCAGATGCTTTGCCGTAAACGTTTTCGTCTCCACGCCGCTACCGCCGACAAACTTCCCACGAACGCGCAGCGGCCCCACGTCCTTCGTGACCTTGACCGATCCGCCCGGCGACGTGAAAACCAGTACCGGCACGTCGGCCTCAATGACGTACAGCAGTTCCGCATCCAACCGCACATCACTCGCGGCCGGCGTCGGCACGGGTGCGGGCGCGACAGGCTGGGCAGGCACGGGCAGCCGAATCGCATCAGCACCACGCGCGAGCGTCACGGCCAAGGCCACGACAAGGAACGCGATAATCGCGCGGAATAGCAAGGACATCACGATTTCCCAACGGCCGCTAGGACAAGATTCACAAACGGGTCGCGGACCTGATCCGCAGCAGTACACCGCACAACAAAAACGCCGGGGACATCCGTCAGCTTCTTCGCCAACGTTGTCAGCGGCACCTCCTGCCCCTTCCCGATCTTCAAGTCCGTCTGGTCCGGGTCGCCGCAAAGCACCACCCGGCCACCGCGCCCAACCCTCGTTACCGCACATATTAGCTGGCTCCATGTTGCGTTCTGTGCCTCGTCAATGATAAGCGTTGCGTTGCTCACCGTCCTGCCGCGCAGCATACCGATCGGCACGGTCTCGATCTTCGGGCCAAGCGACGCCAACTTTGCTTCGCTCAGGTCGCCCATCACATCGCTGAACGGGGCCATCCACGGGCCAAGTTTTTCGTTCAGGTCGCCGGGGAAGTACCCTAACTCTTCCTCGACGCCCGTCGTTGGCCTCGACAGCATCGCACGCGCGGAACGGCCCGCAATCACATCGGCAATCGCGCCGGCCAGCCCGGCCGTTGTCTTGCCCGTCCCCGCGCGGCCAATCAAAATAATCACCCGCGCCCGATCCCATATCTCGACCGTCTTTTTCTGTGCCTCGTTTCGCGGCCGATAGACAATGGACACCGCCGAACGTTTTTCAGACTTACGCAACGTCAACCCTCTTGCGTTTATGTATCCGCGCTACCGCCCGTCGATCCGGCTCGTCAGTCGCGCGTGCGTCCAGCGCATTTCGAAAACCGCCTTCTCGAAATCCACCCCGCCCGCCTGTTCAAGGTCGCGAGTATCAAGGAAAAACTCAATGATGCCAAGTTCCTTGGCGGCCTGGCAGTAGCACCATATCCGATACGGGTCGCAGGCCCACCAGATCGCGTCGGATACAGTCAGATTCGCGTGGCCGGAAATCAAGACGGCGACCGCAAATTCCGTCGTGTATTGGTTCGTTAAATAGTTGATAAGCGAAACGAACATACTGGAAATCGTCATACGGAGACTCGTTTCGGAAAATGGCTACTTCCTCAATGTCTGGACCGCATGTTCCACATCGCCAAGCCGCATGCCCATCGACTCAATCGCCTTTGTGTTTTCGGCCATGCCCTTGCCGAACGTCTCGGTAATGTTCTGCAGGCGATTGTCGAATTGCTCGATGATATGGTCGATTCGCTGATTGTTGTCCTTATGCACTTCCGCCATCATGCGGTCATGCTCTTCCTGCATCCTCTCCAGACGCCTCGCAATATAAGGTAAGCCCCATTTCACTCCCGCGCCGATCAAGAGAACCAGAACGCCGAACGCCCCGTTCTGGCGGATGAATTCCGATACGTTTTCCATCGTCGCTCCGCGCTCGATTCGTCAACAGGGTAAACCGGTTCCCCGCTGCTTTCGTTTTTGCCTTGTAGACAATGGTTTTCGTTGGTTCGGCAAACGGCATCGGCGGAGCGGCAAAATATCCGAATATCCCGTTCTCCGCGCGCACATGCTCAATCAATAACTGAGCGGCCTGCTTCGCCTCGCTCACCGTGGCGAACGTGTCGTCGTGGTCCGTGACGATATTCAGCCATTCGCCCATCACGCACGCGCACGAACGCCACCGCTTGCCGACCTTGATGACACGCCAGCCCGCGCCCTGATAGCGGTCATGCTGACGCGGGAAAAGATGCTCGTACCATTGGTCGCCGTAATGCTTTGCGAACCATTCGACCACATAACGCGCCGCCTCGTATGCGGTCTTAAACCCCGCCGCGACGAACGGTTTCCCGTGCTTGAATTCCGCGATGAACTTGCGGTTATTCTGCTGGCCACGGACAAACTTGTAGCCCGAAGGCCGCGAGCAGTCGGCCAGCATCTCAACATCGTCACGCGTCGGTCTGTATTGGCTGTGATTGGAAATGACGGCATCCCGCAACGGTGGATAGAATCCAGCGTCGGGGTCTGAGAGCGGCGGGTCGTTGATTTCCAGTCGGCGGCCCGTCGCGTGTTATTGCCTTTTCGCGGGCGGCCATTCCGTCATCATTTCGCCGCCGCCGATCCGACCGCCACCGTCCCAAACGAAATGGGTCCACTTCTTGCCGTAGAGAGTCGCAAACTTCAGCCCGCGTGCCGACGATGGTCCCCATGACAGCATCTCAGCGGCAAGGCCCGTCTCCGATGCGAATTGAAAGGACGTGATCGGGCGATAGACCGGACCGGTTTCGGTCTGAATACGCTGCTGGCATCCGATGGCAAGAAATGTCCCGGTATCGTTCATCCGCACGAACGGATTGCCATCAAGGAACGTCGTGCCGAATACTGTGACCGGCGTCAAGAATTGCCCACCTGCGTAGATTTTTCCGTCGATTTCGCAACCGGTAATCATCAGCGGGCCGGGCATCCCCCATCGGATTTCGCCTTGGACATGGCAGCCAGTTAGGGTCAGCTGGCCGGGATTCGTCGAATGCGGGTCGGCTGTTTCAATATACCTCGAGCAACCTTCCGAGTAGCTTCCGCTCAATATCGCGACGTTATTGATCCGACCGATGCGGATGCCGGTCTCGCAATAGGTGATGATCCCGCCGCGATCCTGCAAACCGCCGTTGATAAGGTCAATGCCGATCGGGCATCCGTTGATCCGCACGCGATCCAGATAGATATTCTGCCCGTTGCCCGATTCGATTCTCAGGCCGGCCTTGCGCCCGTGAAGTTGGACGTTGCTGATCGTGTTTTCGCTGATCGACTTCGCCACGCCATCGCCGATGACGATGCCGTACTCCCCGCCGCTGATGATCGGCCCGTCGATGATGTTATCGTTGACGCTAATCGGCGATTCATTCGACGCCGTTAACACAATGCCCGATTCGGCCTGCCCGCAATGGATCTCCGCAATGCCTTCAACCCGGCACCGCTGGCAGTTGTCAAATTGAATGACGGCTTTCGTCGGCGGACCGACGTATCGCAGATTCGTCGTGCCGTCGCCGCGTATGATGTTCGCGATGGAATTGCGCAGGACAATCGGGCGGTCGATCTCAACCCACCCGCCCGGCGCGACGACAACCGGGCCAACGGCTTTCAGTTGCGACGAGGCCATGACCTACCTCGACAAAGTGTTTATTGTTTGCCAATGATGGCGCAGACGTTGGCGGGGCCAGACCCGCCGCCGCTAAATTGAATTCTTGCCCTAACGTATCTTGCTTGACGCGCGAAATTGATAATTGTTGTAATTGGAGTGGATGCGCTAGATGCCACATTCAAAACGGCGGCATTGGGTATCGAGCCCCACTCGCTGTTATCGCTTGACTGCTGCAATGACACTTCTACCGTAAATTCGCCTTCGCCAAAATCGCCGATTGAAACAACCGCGAACCCACCGCCGCTGCTTTGCGTAAGGTCAACCGAAACACCGTCTGTATCAACTGCATAATCGTCAGGTACTAAAGAAGTGCCAACCACAGCCCCCGGTGCCAGTCCGCCCCGCATCAGGCCCGGCGGCGTTGACTCAATTTGATACGCGCCTGCGGCGAAATCGCTCACGTCCTGCCCCCTTACTGTCTGCCGACAATCGCGCAGATTCGCGACTGAGTCGGGCTCTGATCCTGATGCTCAATCGCCGCGCGAACGTACCGCTGCGAACGATGAAAATTCACATAGCCAACGTAATCCGTGACGCCAACCAGCACACTCGCGCCCGTAATACTCGCCCACGTCACGCCGTCATTGGATTGCTGCGCGAAAACAAGCATTGGCGTCGAATTCGTGTGCATTCCAAACATCAGGAATGCCATCCCGCCGCCGATTGACAAATCAACACTGTTGCCATAGTACGGGTCGCCAATCGAACTTTGCTCGTGCAAGTTGGGCGAAATCGACATTCCGACGGTTGTGCCTGCCGCTAGAGCGCCGCGCATGACGCCGGGAGGGTCGGGCACAATCCGATAGGCGGCTGTCGCGAAGTCGGTCATGGCCTGCCTTAGGCCGGGATAATATGGACGGTCTGAGCCGACGCCGATGCAATCAGGTAAAGCGTTGTCGAAGTAAACTTGCCGGCCGGAGCAGGAGGCGGATACGGCACGCGATCCGCCCAACTGCCCTTAGTCGCGGCCTTCGGGATAATCGCGCCGGTCGAAGTCGTAACGGTGCTGACGGTGCCGAAGTAGACATCGCCGGTATTCGCCGAATCGCCAACAATCAGAATGCCATTCGGGAAGTCGGTCGTGAAGGTGAGATCGACGGCGGCAGTGCCGACGGTCACTTGTGTCGGTCCGGAAATAGCAGGCACGGCAAGCCCTCAAGCGGTTCGTAAATTATTGCCTGCCCGTCGCCGGTTTCCGTGCGTGCCAACGAACATCATTCCCGCACGGCAAAACATCGACGATAATCTGTTCGAACCCGCTTGATTCCAACGCCGCCCGCAAGTCGTTCGGGTCAATGTTGCTGTAATGCTCGCCCTCGCTAAGCGTCGGCAATCCGTCCGAACTATGCGCCGCGCGGTTCGGCCCTGCGGCGGTGCCGAAGAAATGGCCCATCGGCTTGCACAACCGATACGCATTCTTCACCAGTCGCGGCCAGAGCGGGCAATGCTCAAGAGCCTCGCACGATACGACAACGTCGAATTGCCTGCCGTCCGCATCGTATTCGCGGGCATCGGCGACAACCGTCACGCCCGGCCCTGGTCGGCAATCGACACCGACATATTCCCATCCGGGGAAATGTCCCGCCGCCGTGCCGTTGACGTTGTAGCTTCCGAGGTCAATGACCGATAATCGGCGCATCGACGCGACAAGCCATTGATCGGCCTCAGCGTGCATTAGTTCGCCCCGTGAAAGTAAAGTAGCGTGATGAAGTATCCGAGGATGCCGGACATTATCACAAGAATCATGACGGCGATAGCATTTTCGCAGCGTGAATTCGCGGAGTCATTGTGATGACGCATGATATTCATTGCCAAGATAACTCAAACTGTTTACATCAACGCCTATCCGCTGGCATATTTGGCGGTAGCCGTCCGCGTCATCATGAAAATCCAAACGCAACTGATGCCACCCGATCCAGTCCGGCGTCAGATAAATTTCCGCGTATTGGTTGACGGTCCACTCCCACCATTTTTTACCCGCTATAAGTTTTTCGTAGTATGGGTCCGGTGAGTCGGGGCTGATCCCGTGAGATTCGTACCGATGGAATTGCTCGTACCCCAATTCCGTTGGCAAAACATCGGGCCACGCCGTGCAGCATTTCGCGAACCTATCGCATTGCGTCAGAAATTTCTGCCGGTATTTCATACCAATTCTATCCCCACTTGAATCCCGGCGAATTCAACGAACCTTGAACGTGAAAGCCAAGGCCAAGGTCTACATCATACTTTGCCGCGAGCGTGATATACGCCTCGTGCGCGTGCGGCTGTTCGTACCAGTAAATGTCCGTGTGCCATCGCGCGCGGTCATCGGTGAACAGGGGATTGGCGATTTTCTTGCCGCCCAGTTTGTTGATGCAATGCTCGATCACATTCTCCGCCGCATGGCCCAATACGCGCGGCTCGATCTCCGCCAAGATGTCCGGCCGATGCCATCGCGGGACGTGCATCAACAGGCATTCCGTCCGCACGCTGAAAAAAAACTTGCCCCGGTTCTTGTGGACGTTTCCCATCGTGTGCGCGTTCTTTTCGCGCATGATCGCCGCCAGCTTTTGCAGGAACATCGGCCGGTCGATGATGAACCGTTGTGATAATTTCATCCAGTATTCAATCCCGCGCGATGCGGCGTAGTTCAGGCCATGCTTGAACGCGCCGAGGTCGCCGCCCGCGTGCCCGATCCGTGACGGCGCTGCATTGCGATAGATCAACTTGTACCGTTCGCAGATTTCGAGGAGCCGATCTTTCTTGCACAGTCCATCGTCGCCCGATTCTTCCGTAAAATCATCGCTGACGAGGATCGGCACATTTCCGCAGTGAGCGCGGATAACTTTCGCCTGCAATTCGACAAGTCCTGGCATCCCAAAGTGACCGATTGACACGCCAACGGTCGGCCATTCGCCGGTGACTTGCGCGGGCTGTGGTGGGTCTGATTGTGGCATAGGGTCGGCTTCGTGATCCGGTTCGTAGAGTTGACAGAGCGGCCCGCATGACGAATCGCAACGGCACTTCGGGCCGAGGCCTTTGCCGCACTCCCGCCATACTTTCGCGTGCGTCAGTCCCAATTCGATCCGTCGGGCGGGCGTGATCTCGTCGGGGTCGAGATGGGCACAAGGGATGCGCGACGTGATCGGCAAAAGGCCGGAGAGATTGCGATACCGCTGGTCGTGAATCTGGAGCCAACAAAGACGGCAGTCAATGCCCACGCGGAACGGCACGCCCTTCTGCGCGTTTTGCCCGCCGTGAATTTGGCAAAAATTAGGCATTCAGGGTTGAAAACCCGTTATCGCAAGGTAAGTTAAATTCATGCACAAGACACTATCTATCGTTGCCTCGATTATCACTTGCGTTTGCTTTGCCTATTTCGCGGCGGCATTCGCGTTGTTTTTCGTCCCGCCGCAGTACATGCCACCGACGAATTGGCCATTCGACGAGGGCGCGCGCAAAGCGTACAAGCCTTTTAGCGGCTCAGCGTACATCATTCGGTGATGATGATTTGATAGGTTCCGTTGCAATAACGGCCGCCAAAATCGTCGCCATTGCAAAGAGCCGAGCCTTCGGCGTCAAAAGTAACTAGCAATGGATTGCATGACGTTTGCACACCTATTGCAATGCAATCCGTAACGACTGCAACGTATCCTAGCCGCCAACTGTAATTTCCTAACCCGTCACTTTCGCAAGTTAATTGATAGGTGATGCCGGGCAGACCGTCATTCAATGTTGGCGGTGGCGTTGATTCCCACAACGCCGCCGTTGGCGTGCTTCCGACGTAAGTAAATTCCCAAGATTGAGGCGCATAATTACCGCAGTCGCCCGTCGCGTTGACGAGCGTGCCGTACAATTTCTCCGGCAACAGCCTGCCCGGACAACATCCGGTCGCAATCGTCCCGCCGCCGCCAGCCGACGTGCCGGATTGATACGGGTAATATGGATACGGATACACCGGCCCGCAGCATTCGGGGCACTCGTTGAGATCTTCCCAGCCGTCGGGTGACA